GTACTTACATCACTACTGCATCCTTACCTCTTCGTTATGAGATTGAAAATACAGGAACAACTACTACCTCTAGCACATTAAAGCAAGTTTGTTCTACTGTAATTTCAGAAGGTGGTTATGAACTACGTGGTTTACAACAATCTATTGAAACTCCAATTGGATCTCCAAGAGATTTAACAACTGTCAACACTTACTACCCAATAATTTCTTTACGTTTAAAAACATCTCCTAATTTTTTAGATGGAATTGTAATCCTCACTGCATTATCGATCATGGGGATTAGCAATAACGCCAACTATAACTGGCAAGTTATTGCAAGCACTACAACCACTGGTGGCACTTGGGTTAGTGCAGGCGTCAACTCAGCTGTGGAATACAACCGAACAGGAGCAAGCCTTGCAGGTGGTCGGATCCTTGCTTCTGGTTTTACCAATGGATCAAACCAAGGAAGTCAAGCTGTTGATATTCTGAAAGAAGCGCTATTCTCATTCCAGTTAGAACGTAATGGTTTAACTGGAACTTCGTATGAGATAACCTTAGCCGTAGCATCTGATGTTGCTGGCGCAGACATCTACGCATCCATGGATTGGGAAGAGATTAGCAGGTAACTGTACTTGGTTCCTTTAGAATAAAAACTACACAGGTCAGTACTTTCCATGAGATTTGCAGGAGACTTGTTAAACACAGAAACAAAAGAACCTCTTGTAGCAATGCAAGAGTATCCTGCTGATCAGTGGAATAAAGATGATGACATTTTACTGCGTTCTTTAGAACGTGGTGAGATGGGAGATAGCCCAGACATTCGTAAAGCTATCCTTGATTTACGTGCTCGCCGTAATCTCTTCCGTGGAGTTTAATCATGGCAAAAGCTAAGAACAAAAAGTCTGTTGCAACTGCAAAGCAAAACGCTAAACAGAATAGTGGTAATGCTGTTGCCAAGAAAGCAAAAAACGGCGGCAAGAAAAAATAATCAGTGAGTTTCCATCCAGTTTTTGCCTACTCTTGCTTCTCCGGTAAAAGGACATAACAGCTTAAAGTAAATTGCAGCTTTTGTAATACTCTGAATTGCAACATCTGCTACAACATTTTCATAAGAAGTGCGAGCTAAAATTTGCCACTCGTCATGAACAAAAGCACAGAGTCCCCAGTGATTACCGTGAATTAATTCTTTAGAAGTAAGGTCTTCATAAAGAATACATGTTGCTTTTTTCATTAACACCGCTCCCGTCGATTGGAGGAGCTGGTTGAGGGCTGAATGTTTAGAGCGAATCTGTAACCGTCTCCCATCAATACCAGTAAGATAGCCACGTTGCGTAATGCGTTCATCGATGAGATCTTTAAGCTTTTTGATAGCAGGTAGATTCCGATAGAAAGTATCAATCGTTTTCTTACCTTGCTTGTACTGGGTATCCTCACTTTCGTCAGGAGATATAATGGATCCAGTCTTTTTTGCACCGCCACCATACAAGATGCAATAGATAAGGCGCTTCGATAGATCACGAGTAGCTTTGCTGATCTCACCTACACCATCATAGATACCAAAGAGTTTGGCATTATGTGTGTGGATATCAAAACCTTCAGTGCTGACCAGCCTGGCGTACTCACCGTCATCAAAGTAGGCAAGCCAAGATCCTAGCGCCCGGAGTTCGAGTCCAGAAGCATCAGCACCAACCAACAGCCAACCATCAGGAGCATAAAACAGAGCCCTGCACTCAGCTCCAAAAGCGTGACCAACACTGGGGACTTGGGCCATGTTAGGCCGTTTGTGGCTACATCTGCCGCTAATGCAAGCGTTAGTAATAACTTCGCCATGAATACGGCCATCGTTATAAACTCTGCAATGTTTTAACCATGCTTCTTTCCCTTCTGCAACTTGACCAAGTATCTTGTTAAACAGTTGGTACTCAGCCAAGAGCTTAGCTTCTGGATATTTTTTACCCAGAGCTTCAAGAGCATCGTCATCAACTTTGGGGCCACCTTTAGGAGTTGATTCAAACTCAATCTCTGGATACCTGGACTTGAGACGCTCAGCAGTTTGTGGTCTGGAAGCAGGGTTGAATATCGTAACCTTTGTTTTAAGTTGTTTGCCAGTCTTTTCCGACCAGCGCTTTTCCTCGATTGGCGGGAAGGTCGATTGCAATTCATCCTCAAGCTCAGAGCGTCGAGCTTTGAGCGTGTTGACCAACGCATAGGCTGCCTTTTCATTGAAGGGAAACCCAAATATTTCCTGCTGTGCCATCACTAAAGCAAACTCATGCTCTAGTTTCTGACACCTGGGGCCAAGCTCTTGGCAGGAAAGATATTCATATAGTCTAGTCGATACTTCTACGTCACCTTCACAATATGTTTGCATTGTAGGTGTCCACTTCTCCCACACATCTTCTATTTCATCATTATCTTTTTTACTCTCTGCTTTGAAATTAATCTTGCTTACACCAAGACGCTCACCCCAAGCAGCCAAACTGTGGCGACCAAAGTATTTACGTGGGATATGTGAGAACTTAGCGGAATCAACAGGCTCTAGTTCCGGCCACATAACGCGGCTCATAACTAACGTATCGTAATACTCAACGTTAGATTTAAGTTCTAGGCTTGGATATATTTTTTTAAGCGCAGGTATATCAAATTTGATAACGTTATGACCAACAATTAATGTTGCTTCTCTTATAAAATCAAGCGCCATCTCAAGGCTGTGATAACCAGGTTGGTCAGCACAGCTGATGATGTTACCTGTATCGAGGTCACGCAGGACAATGCAATGGACCTTATCCATTTCTGGAAGCAATCCATTGCTCTCAAGGTCCAATACCAATCTCATACTGCGATCACCTTAGAAGAATTTCTTATAGAGCCGAGCCACATTAACAATTTCAAGGCCACCTGTCATCTCTTTATTCTGAAGCATTTGTGAAACATTCTTAGCTTCAGTCAGATCTGGCAAGCACATTGCCTTATTGAGTACCTTTGTACTACTTACATCTTGCAACACCACACCATCTTTCCCTGGCGTCAAACACAACACCTGGGAAAGATCGTAGTTACAAAGCACGTAGCCGCGTTGCATTTCACACCTCCCCATGCTGTGGAATAGCACGCATCAGGAAGATATCCAGTGCAATGTGCAGCAGCATCGGTGCCATGATCAGTGATTTGTTAGGAAGACCACCGAACAGAGAAGCAAGTTTGTCAGAAAGATCTGTCTTATGAAGTTCCTGGAATTCAATCGACAGCATGTGCGCTATGCTGAGCAGGAAATCTTCTAGATCTTCATCAGGACTTTTCAGCTTTTCAACAATTTCCCATAGTTCGGGATCTTGTTGGATAGCAATGATAAGATCGTCCACGCCATGACCCATAGAGTATGCCGCAAGCGTAGCACTACTACGTTTAAAATCAACGATCAGTATTGCAAGCTCTTTTTAACACCAGAGTTTTGCTTTACTGGTAACCATTGGGTATGGCGTGTTGCTTATGCCATCAGCAAATCAAAGCGCCAACTTAATGATTGGTACCAAAATAAAAAGAACAAACGTGCTAGTAATATGCGCAGCCACCTAACAGGAAAAGGTGGTTTCAAATCAATCAACCAAGGTTTTAAGCACCTATTGGTAGCACGGTGGCAACTAGAACCTGGCGACTGTCTGTACTTGGATTGCACTTCACGGCATCCAGACAAACAATTCAAGGCGTGGTCCAGGTGGTTGGCATACCACCCGGACTGGTCAGTGGATTGGGAAGCCTTGAAGTTTTGGTGGCACAGACCGCCGTATGCAGCTGAGCCACTGTATGAGTTAGGGAAGATTACTGGAGTGGTTCCGGCAGATCCTCTAGCCCCTGCGGTGGGCGAGAAATATTTTGAATGTTTTCTGTTCCATCCGTTTCCTGGAGTCCTTGAAGATATGCTTCAATCCACGGCTGAAACAAACTATCAATCAGACCAGGCTCAACAACATTACAAAGTTGATAATAACCAGAACGAAGAGAATCAAGAGAGTCAGCATCACCAACTTGAAGCAGATGGTCAAACATAGCAGCAAGCCAACGATTAGGCTCACGCCTGGGGTCAAGCAGGTTGCTCATATCCGGTTGCGAGGATCAGTGTCTGAAAGGATACTGGCTACTATAAAGGATAGGTTGACAATAACGAGGTAACCAACAGGAAGATTAAAGTTGAATAAAAAGATAATATTAATGAAAACCCAGATCAGAAAGATAGTTGTAGAGATCATTCAATTTCAATGATGACACGGCGCAAACAACCACGGTTGTCGCGTTGAGCATAGACAACAAATTCTCCATCTCCAATTTCAGTATCAACAGAAGTAAACAGATTCCAATGAGGAAGCTGCACAGTATCTGTATCCGATACTTCAAGATGAGATGGGTCAACAAGAGCGATTGAACCGGAATCACAGGCAACTGTCCCTATGATCTTTGGTTTGCATAATACGGCCATAGTGAGGTTCTTGTAAAGCACATAGAACCTATTATATCAAGGGGCCGTAGAAGAACCACGCCAGGCCCTGGGGAGCAGAAGTTTTTGTGGTTTCCTTCTGCTGGTAAGTGAACAGCCCTGCCGTGTAGCTATCGGTGGGGTTGCGCCCCAATAAGAAAGATGTTGTAAAATGATGATATAAGATAACTATAAAATGCACAGCGCCAGTCCTGAAGCTAATCAATTCTTAGCAAACTTTATTGGTGGCCAAGAATTTATCCCTGTCACGGTTCCTACCCAAGATATTGCATTTGATTATGAAATGATGGGTGGACCAATCCGTAACATGGAACGTCGTGCACGTGACTATCGTTTCAGTGAACCAGGTAACGTGGGGATGAATACTGAACGTGCAATGCGTGAGTTAGATGCTGCACGAATTATGTCTCCAGGTTTGTTTCCTCCCAACTATTACCTGAAACCTTAACACTAATTTAACATTTAGTGTTGCACTATAAACTGTAATAATTACTACATTTATCTACAGTTAATTGTATGTGGCAAATGCCGTGACTCAATTAACTTATCGTGGTGTTCCTTACAACAAGGAAGAAGAAGCTTTAGCAAACCGTAACTGGTGGAACTTAGCGCACCGTCCTACGCTTTGGCTTCGGTATCGCGGTCAACAGTACCGTCCCATCCAGACTGGCGGATTACTTTGAAGCTAGAGAGGATCCCGTTCACGGGGTTTAAGCAAGGGTCGGCCCTTACTCCTCTCGTTGCTTCATCGTTGCGATGTCACAGCTTCCACTCTGTGACATCGAATAGTCATCCCTGAAGATGACGGACCAGTGGCCACTGGTGGTCTGCAGAACCAAAGAAATTATAAAGGACTAAATGATCGTTGTCGAGCCCCGGAACTTCTCACGGCTCAACCGGTGCGTAACCTGATCACCATGCTCTGGGATTTCAGAAGGTCCTTGATGGACAAGGATCTCCCAGATTGCGTGGTTGATCTTCATTAGTTGGGTGCAGTAAGTCAGGATCAACTTGTTCTTATCTTGACCAGATTTGTAGGTGAGTTGTTTTTTGGTGACACCAAAAGGTTCGTCCTCATTGTCTTTGGTATAGCAAGAGATCCAGTAAGTCGCTTGCCTTTCCTTTTGTTTGCTGGCGGTAAACCCTTTCATCAGTGATAGAGTGTTCATTCCTATGATTTTTCATGGGGCGTTACCCGTAACCAGCAACGGTCAGGGCCTTGCCTCGTGAAGCTTGGTCTGAGCTGGAGAGCATAGAGCCGTGGTTCCACACACGGCTTAGCTTTTAATTGAAGGTGACTACTGGGCTTCAAGCTCGTCAGCAAGCAAGCGCAGTTGTGAGCAATCAATAACCTCCACATCGAGGAGCTTGTATTTGAGTTGATCTGCAGCAGCTCGCAGGGCTGCGGCAACGGATTGGCGAGTGGCGTTCCTACCGTCAGGTGCTTGATAGGCTGCCTCTAATACAGCCCAGGCTTGTGGTGAAAGGTTAGACGGGGTGATGGGATGTTGCTGTGTCATAGGTGATTAGTGGAAGCGACTACTGGGTTTCAAGTTCAACGGCAATGGCCAAAAGTTCGGCGCGTATTGCTGCTGCGTTTACATCACAGCAAGAGTCATACGGAAGATGTGGCGCTGGCACCACCTGATCCGCAGCAGCTCGCAAAGCGGCGGCAATGTGCAACTGCACGATTCGAGACCCAGCACAGTTGCTAGCAGTAATCACCGCCTGCGCGGCGGAGGAAAGTTCAGACATGGAAATTGAGACGGGTCGTAAGCGGGCAAGTATTAGCTGATTCCTGTTTTCAGGTAATACATGCTGATACCTGCCGTGTGCTACAGTGCTGGGGCTGATCAGAAAGCAGCAAAGCGACTGGGGTGAGATCCAGTTGCAAGAGCGGCGGGGGTGACATCCTGCCGCTTTTTAATGCTTTTAACACTGAGAAGGAAATACGACAATGCTGTCGGGCAGTGCCTCCAATGCGCGGCGGATGGTGTCCCAGTCCTTGGGTGACGGCCGCCAGCCGTCTTCGTGCTGCTCAACGAGCGCTAGCGCCTGCTCTTTCAAGCTCGGCGGCTTGGGGCGACGAGCGGCGCGGAGTTGCCTTGATTCGCCGGACCAGCCTTCACAATCCAGCCACTCACAGCACGCCTCCAACTCCTCGTCCCCACCCCACTGGGCGGCTTGAGTGGCGATGTCTTGCAACTTGGTGTTGGTAACAGTGACCAGCACACACGGAGACAACGCAGAAAATTCGGGTGCCTCTCGCCACTGCTGCACTAACTCTGGCGGTGGAATAATTGGGTGTTGTTCTTTCATGCTGCAACCAACTCCTCCTGAAATTGTTCCTGGTACATAAACTGATCAGTGGTTGTAATAATTTCTTGGTAAGCACGGAAGATTCGATCACCGGACTTAAGTAGATCAGCTACAACATCATCAGACGCAACGTTATGATGAACAATGTACTGGAAGCTGCGACCACCAAGATCCAAACCGTAATAAGAACAAACAAGATACGCAACTGACTCGGCTTCCAGTTCTTTGATCGAGGACGAGTCGTGCTCTTGGTACTCATCACGGTTGTGCAGAATAGCGTGACCAAGTTCATGCGCCATAACACTGATCTGTGTTGCTTGGTTGAGATCTTTAGAAATCTCAATCTTGCTGGCGCGACCTTGATTGGCAAACCAACAGCGGCCAAGCGCCTGTCCCAAGCCATCTTGGCCAACTAACTGCGTCTCGACCCGACGCTGCTTTGCCAAGGCAATCATTCCATCCATGACAGCTTCAGAGATGTTTCCATCCAGCTGTGCCATCATAGTTGACGTATCTGGTTCGGGGATCGGATCCCCGTGGGTTTGATGGTGGTCGTAAACCTTGACTCCACGGAACCGAATAGCAATCTTATCGGGCGTGCCATCAGGCTTCCGAATGACATTGCCATTCTCGTCGCGCTTGTCAATCAACACTGGCGCAAGGATCCAAATCGGTTTGGTAAATTCTCCTTCCTTGAGTTGCCGATTAAATTTCTCGTTCCACTTAGTCCTGCCTGCAACAAATGGACTGAACGCCCAGCCACGCTTTTGTTGCGCAAGCATAATCAAGAGCTTGTTATTGAAGCTGTAATCATGGATCTGCCTGATGGCAGAAAGAAAACCAGTCCAATCTTTAGAATCAAGAACAGATTGGATACCAGCTTTCAAAGCTTCAAGCGCTTTGTCAGGAACCTTTGGTAGTTTGTTGTCCATTGTGGTGTGTGCAAATACAACAAAGCCTGGGACTTACTCCAAAAGATGCCCAGGCGTTTAATCACAGTCTGTGATCTTAATGTGTTCTGGTACTTTCTCTAATGCACGGCGGATCAAGCGGAGGCAGTACGTGTACTCCCGCGTGTCTTGTCCGCCGTACACCAGATCTAACCAGGCTGCAAGAGCAGCTGTTTTGAGACTGTCATCATCCATGGGCTAACCCTGGAGCCAAACCTCATCTTAAATCTCCCAAGGATCGTTGTCGCCCAAAGCCTCAGCAATGGTTGGGAACTGCCCACAAAAGATTTTCTTGGCATCTTTTGCGATCTGCATGTGCTCCATTTGGGTCCCATGCTTTTCACGCAAAGCAATGTAGGTAATCCATGAACGCAAAGAACCGTTCATATAGATACGGGTAGGAGATGCAAGAGGAAGAATGTTACGTGCACATTCTTTTGCAACACCGCTACTAACCATCTCCTTATAAAGATGTTCAGCTTCTTCAAAGAGTGAACTGATGCGGCGATAGTACTGACCAGTCATCTCTGCATCAAGATCATCTACAGAGTTCTGCCTGTTCTTTGTATCTTGGCGACGCAAATGTGGTACATAAGTTGAACCTAACAGATTGATATCTGCATAACGTTGGCTAAATTCCTGATACGAGAATGAACGATGACGAATGATCTGCGCTGAGATTGCACGGGTTGTATGTATCTCTAAGCACATATTCGCCATTTCAAACGGCGACCAGTGGGAATGTTTGATTAAGTAACGAAGCAACTTAGGAGCAGTCTCCATGTTGTTTTCGTTAGCTGGCGCTGATACACGGGCCATCTTTGTAATCAGGGCTTCTGCATCTGGAGTTGCCCAAACAAGTTCAACAATGCTCATTGGTCAGTAGGTTCGTCGGTCATTAGCATACAGGATAAACATGAAACTAAATGTTCTATGTCTTTCTTTTTAAAAGAATCAAAAGTAATAGCAAGAGAACCGCTACAGATTGAGAATGAATACTCATCTGTTAAAACATCAAAGCTTCCTGTTGCTTGAATAGGTTCTTCCATCAGCACTCCTCATGTTCAAACACAAGACGCTGACTGGCGTGATCACTAGGACGTACAGCTCCATCCCAAAGAACTTGAATCCATTTACGCTTGCAACCTTTGCCATCTTCTTTAATGAAGATGCCTTTAACTTCGCCTACCCTGGAAGCAAACACTACATGAGGTTTACTGGTTGGAGAGAGGGGACCGCCCATTCCCTTTTTGTTGTACTTAACACGGTCACCAACTTTAAATTCGCGCCGGGCTTTGCCGCTCATTGTTGTTTGCAGTGAAGGAAGTAATGATATCTAGAGTCCCAAGAATTGGTGTAACGAACTACATCACATCCTTGGTACTGCGTTATAACCTTGAACTCATCTTGTGACTTAGTTGGTTCACGGTTCCAGTTAACAATTGTTGCGACTACAAATAAAGTAGAAGAAACAATTGCAAGAAAAACTACAGCCTGATTGCGAAACTGAATTAGTTTTTCATCATCCATGATCATTCAGTCAAAGCAAAATGATCTTGACGAAGTTGATCATACTCTTCTTCTAAACAAATACGCATTTGCGAATGTTGAGAAGGAGTTTTTAATCCGTCCCAGAGTACATTGACATAACATACTCTGCTGGTGCGACCGTTACTTGAAGTGAGTACACGAATGGTGTTATTGACAACAACACCACGTCGATGTGTTGTATATTTTGCTACAATCTTTCTTGATTCTTTACGGATAGCAGAAATGATCGACTGCTTAGGTCGTTCCGCTACCCGATCACCCGGCTGAAACTTCGGTTGAATCGTCTGCGGTTTTCTGGACATGATCAGTCAGGCCAAGTCGGTCGATGTACTCGCGAATCATGGTAGCAAAAGTTTCGTCAGTAAAATCTTTAATAAAGTTGTACTCAGGATGAGTCTCCTCGTCCCATTCAAAAGAAATAATGCCAGTCTCATCATCGATACTGACAGTAAGACCGGCATCGCTAGAGGTTTCCATAGGAGCAACTAATGTTGCTTTATCTTACTACTCTTCAGCAATGCCAAGTGCTTGCTGTAAACAGCGTTCATAAATTTCCCGCTCACCAGGTTCCAGATTGGCGTTGAACGGCGAAACAGTCTGTCCCACATGGAGCATTCCCATGTTCAAGGTCAGAAGTGAGGTCAGCCACGGCTTCTGATTGCGCTCAGCAAAGACCAAGAAGGCGCTGCGGTTAAGCACACGCTCATCGTAACCAGCAGAGCCAACGCAGTTACGGACAGCCTTGCCCCAGCGAATAACCTCATGGTTTGTTTCTGGTTGAAACATACGGATTGTTCCAGCTTCTGTTTCAAATGTTATAGGATGAGGAATTAAATCCATAGGCAAGTTCTTCAACCGGTTGTCCATTTGAAGAGTGATGCCAACGTAATGATCATGAACATCTAGCAGACGCCAACGCTTAGGCTCCTTAAGGTATTCAGGATTTGGATTAGTGAGATAACTAATTCGTTGCCATACCTTAACTAGCATCTCCATGGTGTCACGAATTGTATTGTCGTAATCACGCTTTTGTTTGGTCTGAATCTCCTCTAAGATCCAGTTAACAAACATCTGTGGCGTTAGCTTGGAGCGTAACCACTCCATAAAATTCTGACTAAGTGCATCTCCTATGTAATCAAGTTTATGAAAAATTCCCCATGTTGACCAACGAGATGAGAAATCATATTCACTCATTTGATTATAAAGATGAACAGAGCGATCATACTCATCAGGAAATACAGTGAGAAATAGATAGACGTAACTAAATTTGTGGATAATACGCTGAGTATTTACATGCTCAGTAAGAACATTTTGTTTAAGTAAAGCTGCTTCTTTCCTTACTTCATTTTGATAAAACTTACTATTGATAATTATGCTGTTGGTTTTAAGATTTACTTGCGCTTCTGTTAAGGCATGCATATTTTGATTGACCAACCACTTAGCAGGATAAAAAGAATGTTCATCTTCAGCTAAGAAATACTGTTGATAAAAGAAATTAACTACGCCATACATCTCAAGGTCTGTAGCAACCTTTAGCCTATTATGTGTAGGTGGTAGTTCAACCTGGTTCATAACTGCAGAGATAAAAGAACTGAAAGCATCAGAACGTTTTTGTTCAGCTTTGTAACGATACATAAAAGGATTCTGTCTTACAGTATGAAAATCTTTCAGTGAAGAATCAGAACGGAATTGGTTATACTCATCATCTGCAAATGTTTCATCCCAATATCGAAGGATGATTGGACATTCTTTATTACCTACTTTCCAGCAATACCAAGCTTCAACTTTTGTTTGTGGACATTTATCCCAAGCAACTAAGTACCTGGTGTTTATCGGATTGACGTTACTATATATCGTTTGATAACGCAACGGAATCGGAGAATAACAAAGTTCTTCATAGATCTCGTAGACTTCATCTACTGTTAGATCAAAGAAAATTTCAGGACAAGGAAAAGAAAGTTTTGTTTTACGCTTTAAACGATTACTAACTTCTTTTCGTTCTCTCTTAGGCTTGATAACTTTAAGTGTCTGGTCATAATCAACCAGTTTGTTTGCAAGTTCAGTCGGAAGACGAAATTCCATGGTGTGAAATGTGCAAAGAAAAAAGCCCTCACTAGGAGGGCATTGTGTTTTTGATCCAGGTTCGAACTGTTGTTTCACCTACATCCAATTGCTTAGCAATGGCTCTATAGGTAAGACCCTCTCTCCTTAGTTGGTGGCAGATTTGTAGCTTAGTCTCTTGAGGAGATGATCTGATGTAGCTACCAATTTCACCTTCATCTACATCAGTAAAAAGTTGATGTTGATGTGCCTTTGGTTTTGGCTTAGGTAGCTGAACCGGCTTAGGAAGGTGAACTGCTAAGACACCAGTGATACGGATGGAGCGTGCACCAGGATGAGAAGCAAGTGCTTTGTCTTGAGCATCGACTCCATCACGTGCTCTGATCTTAGAAGCTACAGGCTTTCCATCACCATATTGGATCAAGATGCTGTAAGTTTTTTCCATCAGATCTTAACGTGCTTCCAGCTAACGTTGTCAATGACGTTCTTCACTGTGGCAGGATGAACGTTATAAGCTTTAGCAATCTCTGTGAAGAGAGCTTGGCGTGTACGAAAGCTCTTAGCGAACTTAGGATCGCTGATCATTAAACGGATTTCACGAACGGCTTGCTCGTTGAGCTTGGCCATCCCGTTCAACTCACCAACACGCTTATCGCCACCAGGCAGATGAATGCCTTGACGAGAAGAGCGAGGCATCTTGACAGACGTAGCTGCCACCTGGGGGAGAACCTGACGCAAAGGAGCAGTAATACGGATCTTCTCTTCCCCACGCTGCGCGGTGAGAATGATTTGACCGTCCTGCACGTCGATGCTAGGAGCATCAGCGTCGGAGAGTTCGAGCAGTTGAACAGGCTGGAAATTAAATGGGGCCATGGTTGGTGTGCAAATGAATTTGCGCCGTTTGCTTGCGCATCGTAGCGGGACTTGTCTAAACTGACAATGCAGCTTCAGAAAGGAATCCTGAAGACTGTGTGTGCAAAGCAGGAACTGGATCGGGGTGGTGCCCGGTCCATTTTTTTATCTATGGATTGGTACATGTGTATTTATATTGTGTATTAGGTATTGGTTCTATGTTGTATATATCTAATATTCTTACGTGGCGGTGGGCCGTTCTCCAAGAGAACCTTTTCAATATTTATTTGCAAAATAAAATGAAGCCACTCAGTAGTACTGGTAGCTTGATCAAATAGATTTAATTGTTTATTGGATTATTTATATTGTCTTAATGATTCTTTTGTTTCAGCAGTCGTCACGAGATAAATCTTTTTTGTACTCGTAAAGACCGCGATAAAAACAACCCATTATAAAGTTTCTAAAATCTGTTTCGTTCCTAACAATGCCGAGTCCTTTAAGAGTTGTCAGCAAGCTTGCAATAGAAAGACGCTGATCATCACTTAAAGTTAAATAATCTTTGTCGGACATGGGAATGCAAATGCATTACTCATTGTAGTCTACCGAACAGGTTACTCAATCATTGTTAGGAAGATCACATCTCTTCAAAGTAAAGGAATTTTTTAATCTCCTTCTCACTAGCAGAGAGTAACTTCTCAATAGTTTTTAATTTCTTTTCTGCAGATAAGGCACGGTTGCTCCAATAGGTTAAGTGTTGATTGGTTTCAGTTAGTTGTGACTCCAGTGCGTTCTGAAAGATTGCACTGGGACTGATATCAAATCCAGATGATTTCCACCTGGCGTGCATCTCGTCTGGGATACTAACTGATAGAACGACGGCCATAAAAAATCTGTGTTACCTCGATACAAGATAACACAGATTCGCATGTATTCAATTAAGTTGGATCAGTGTTCGACCCAATCTAAAACTTTGTTTCCACCTGGCGATAGAGTGGATACTAGAGGAACTGGTTCAGCTACTGCAAGCCCGTCGTTGATGAGGCGCATTGCGTTAGAGAACTCAATGGCATCATCTAGATTAGGGAAAGCAGGAGCGAAGGTACCCACATCAGCATGATGCATCATAACGATGTAGGCAGTCACAGGAAGTTTCATTTGGGTGGAGTTGGTTCTCCAGGAGGCAGTGACGAGGATGCCTCCCAGAGTGAGCTTAAACTAGCATGAATGGGCCGCTCTTGTAGAAAAGACTGGGGTTGTCTTTTACTGCTTGATCAGCTTCTTCGTGGTTGGTGATCTTGATGATTTCACTCTTGCCATCAGGACGTTGAGCAAGGACTGCCCAGGCAAGCTTTCCAGCTGGCGACATATTGGATTCCATGAGAAATATTCTTCATCCGGTAATTAATTATGAAGGGCACAAACCTGTCCAAGTGCAGTGTCTTGTAAAGGTGGAATCCATTGCTACGACAGGGTTTGTAGGCAAACTAGCGTAGCAATGGATAGATAAGAAAACCTGTAGGTAACCTTAAGTTTTGCTTATCGTTTTGTAACTACTGGAGTTGGTTAGATCCCATAAGTGAAGTGGTGTCTGAGAGTGCGGAAAAGCTTGGGAAGACGCTCGACCAAAGTAGCGATTTGCCATGGCTTGACAACCCGCCAGCTCTTGAACTTGTAAACTTTGTCGAGACTCATGAGTACCAAGATGACAGAGCAGCTGTCATAGAGGATGCCCACAACCATCCTGACCTTACGCCATACAGTCCAGAACTGTTTTGTCCTAAGGAACTTCTGATTCCTGGCGTAGAAATGATGTGCCTTTGTGCGGTACACCATTACACTGTCACCATCGCTTGTGATGCAGGCTGTAGCAAATTGCTACGTTGCAATCTAATCTTGCTGCGAATGGTAGCAAGAAACTGCTGCATCTTGACACGAAACCAGCCAAGAATGGATGGTCCGTACTTCTTGATGAAGATGGTGAGGATGAAAGCAGCTGTAAAGGTTGCTGCCAGATTGATTGCCAGTGGAGATGATGCAACAGCACGGATGATGTCGTTGCACTCTGTTGTTGATGGTACGGGAGGTACGGTTGCAACAACAGGGATTCCACCTGGCGCTGATTGGAGTTGCGGAATCTTGGGAATGGAAGGGAGTTGACCTAACGGAGTTACCAGTCCGCTGAGTAAGCTGATCTGATGGAGGTTTGTTAGGTATTCTGCTGGTGAGAACATGGTTGGTGCGCAAAAAAACCGTGGTCCAACACTCCTCAAAAGGAGGACCACGGCATGAATAGACTAGGAGCACTGGTCAGGAGCGAGTGGCTCTTGTTATACAGTGTGATGAGTCCAATGAGTCTTAGTCTGCATCCACTGCAGTCAGCTCAAGACGATCCATCAGTTCAACTTGAGAGCTGTTGTCCTTGGGATCGATCCGAGCAATGATGTTGTCAATGAGTTCGAGAGACAGGTCAAGACCCATCTCTTGTTCACCGTGAATACTATCAATAAAGAGAGGATCCTCAAGGAGGTTCGTAAGTTGGCTATAGACATTCTGTAATACTTCAATGAATTGATTGTGTTTCTGATCTGCTGGGGTTTGGCGCATCTTCATGGTTCTGACGTAAACAGTATGGAGGTTCACTGCAGTGTACACGGAATCAGTTTTTGTCCTCTGGTTTGTACCAGGGAGCTGTGATCTGTAGGGTACCACCAAGAAGCTGCTGAGCCTTGGATTGATCAGGTTTGTGTTCCTTGATAATGGGCGTTACATATTTCTTGTCATGTTCAATTTGCATCTCCTTTTGAAGTTCTGCAATTTGTTTATCGACTTTGCTCATGGTGCGCTCCGTCTTCCACGCTACCCAATCAGGAAAGCAGTGGAGACGGAGTGCTTTGATCCATGGATTAAGTTCTAATTTTCTATTGTGATCAATGAGGATGTTAGTTATTTCATAGGCTGCTGCATTCCAGATGTTGTACATGAGGCTACTTCTATTGGTATAATTAAAATAATGATACTTCCAGTAGAATGCACCCTAGGAAACGTAAAGAAGCTGTTAATAAAGCAGGGCGTTATAAAGGAACAGCTAAACCACAAGCAGTTTCTACTCCTTCTGGGGTAACTGTTCCTGCACGAAATGTTAATATTGGAATTGGTACACGCCCTGGTATTGGTATTAGTGGTACTTCCGGTATTGGAATAGGAAAAACTTCAGGTATCGGTATCAGCGGTGTTTCTGGTATTGGATTAGGAACGACTTCCGGTATTGGAATCGGTTCTACATACCGTGCGTTTTGAATTAACTAGAGGAAGTTTGGTCCATCTTCTTCTAGTTCACGCTTATATTGTTCAAGTTGCTTCATAATTTCTTCTTCCTTCATGTGGCCTTCGCCCATGTTGGACATCATGAAGCGGTTGCCATTCTCGTCAATAAAGCCACCAACGAAGCCAGCACCTACTTTGTCTGCAGCTTCTTTCATCCTGGCGACAAGCTGCATCCCAGCTAGTTGACGCATGGTAGGTGCATCAGTCTTGCTGAGGTCCTTGGTGCCGTCGTTGGGTTCCCAATCAATGTTGTTCATGGCTTTGATGATGAGAGATTTGTTCTTGTTGCGGTGAATAAAAAATCGAGGATGCTGTTGAGAACTATTCGTGTGATCCATACTCAGCTACAACAAACTTAAGTTCGATGTCTCCATCCATGTAACGAATGGATTGGAATCCTCCAGTTGCCCAGTAACGTTCCTTGTCTGTAGCTGCTTTGAATAGGAGGTAATGAGCAGTTTCTTTCATGCGTTCAATGGTAGGAACGCGACTTGTGTTATCAATTGGATCATTCATGTGTTGCCACTTCCAGTCCAACGCAGTCATTGCTTCTTGGACTTTGGTGAAGTTGAAGTGGTCAATGATGTATTTAATTTTCATATTATGGTTTTCAATTGGCAACTTCTCTTTCTTCTTAGATTTCTTCTTGGTCATGACCTTAGGAATTAACGGTAAGTTTTGTGACGTTGAAGTGTCGGATCCAATCAACAAGCTTGGCAGTTGCCTCCTTGTTTTCTAGACCAATGCAGCCTGAGGTTCCTGATTCACCGTTAAGTTTTCCCCAGCTGGGGTCTTGATGGAATCCAAGAGCACTACGACCTGTGGAAAACAAAGGGACGACTGGAACCCAGTAACCTTGGCCGAGTTCAGGATCACTAAACGGAGCACGAGCAATGCCGTAACGGTCAATGCTGTACACGCCACGAGGAAGAGGCGATTTGTTACCAGCAACATGACGATCAACTGTTTGACGGTAGGAACGACCCGCTACAGCAGGTAAGGTTTCAAGAACTGTTCCATTGCTGTCAACCAGTTGCAGTTGCCAGATTGGATCCTTGGTAGTCTTGATCTGTTCTTTTGTCCTGGTGAGTACCAGTGATGCAGATGGGCGGGACGGCGGCTGTGGAAGAAGGTTCTTCCAAGACCAACCTTGTTTGGTACGGATCTGCGGACGAGCTGATCCAGGCTCAGCAAGAGTTCCTGGACCCGACTCTGCATCAGCCGGAAGAATTCCAGGAGGAGGCTCAACGGGGTGTGACCCTGTGGCATTGGCCTCCCCTGGAGGAATCTGTTCGAGAGGTTGAGGATGCGGCTGATTTGCCATCAAGTCGTAGGGTGTGGCATGGTCTCCTTGATGATGAGCAAGAAGAACTTGGGAGATGCCATGCTGTGCTACGGCAGTGATGGAACCAGCTGCAAGAGCAAGAAGAATCATCTGTTTATTCATGAAGTGCAAAGCAAGAGAGCAGGTGGACTCTGTTAAGAGGTGTCACCTGCTTGGGTTACATGTTACCTGGACCGCTGGGGTAGATACCACCGCCACCGTAAGGAGCTGGCGGCGCATCAAAGTTGCCAGGTCCGCTGCTGCGTGGAGCAGGCGGTGCAACAGGAACAGGAGCAGGTGATGGGACAGCTTCTTGTGGTGTAGAAGTTTCTTGAGAAGGAGTAGCTGGTTGGTTCTCATCTTGAGACTCATTAGTTTTAGGTTGTTCTTTAGGATTGAGAGTTGCTTCATACTCTTGTTTGCTCTTCTCTTCGATAGGTTGATCGAGTTGACCCGGTGGATCAGGACTTCGACCTGGTATCAAAGCAGACACAATGCTGGAGATAAGAGAAACAAGAATTGCAGCAACAATGAAGGCACCAAGTCCAGCTGCTCCGATTGCAACTTTCTTAAGCATGATTAACGGCAGAGGTAATCGGAACGCATCCAACCAACAAGGCCGTTGTATTCAACGCGGTACCATTTAAGGTTGTCGCTACCCCATACCCAATTCAGTGCACGAATGTACTCACTGTTGGGAATGGAAGCGATGACGTAGTTGTTACGGCTTGGTCCATTGCGGAGATTAACGCTGGAGCCAGGGTCTCTAGTGCAAGTCATCGCCCATTGGGCTTGAGCAGGAAGGGAACCAAGCAGAAGGATGCTGGCGCTGAACAAGGAAGTAAGGAAAGCTTTCATTAGGAATAAAGAAGAAGGGCACTAGTAAAGATGTACTAATGCCCTGTGTTGTACGTCTATTGTACGTACAGTCAGGAGTGGAGTTCCTGGTGCTGTCTCCATGCAGCTGAGTGCATCTCTGCAGCTGTGACGGGAGGCTCGCCTCCTGTGTTGTCGTATAGATACTGAGGAGTCGGGTCATCATTCCAGACTGCAAGGAACTTTTCTAATGCAGGCAGGATTTCCTCCTCGATGATCTCCATAGACCAGTAAGGTTCTGCATCCATTTCATGCTTCTTGGAATCATCAATGAGGAGTTGCTTGACTCTCTTCTCCATGGCGTAGATCAGTCCATGGAAATCTTTGATCTCAAGAATGTTGTAGGTCATGGTGATGTGTGAAAAGCGGAGAGTTTGATGAAGGTTTAGCGGAGTGGATAGAAACATTCGCCATTTGCAAATAGCGAATAGTTCAGGGATGTTTAACCGAGAGTAAAAATCCCTTCATCGTCATAATCACTGTCGTCTTCTGGAATCTGATCGAGTGTTTCATCGTCCAGATCCTCTGGTTCCTGCCAGGGATGTGGCACGATCCAACCCATGTAAGGACTGTGGAAATTGGACATTGTTGTGTGTAGCAATGTGAACTACGCATACCACGGACCTCCTGCTACTGTATAAATTAATACAGTTCCCAAGAGGAAGTCATGCAAAGCGCATTGATTACTTACCTGACCAAGGCCAAGGCTACAGCAATCCGCAGCGAGAAGCAGACTTGGTATGCAATTTGTCAAGATAAAGCGGACGCCACGAAAGAAAACATGACGCCCGCTAGTTCATATGTACTCAAGAAGTGAGTGGAACCACCCCCATCTTGAGTAGGTTTAGTTGTTATCGTTATAACTGACGTTTATTGAGATTCTAAATACCAATCGTATTTGTCAATCATCTTTTCACAGCGTTGGCAACTTAATGCTGACCAAGCAAAGTGATAGACAGTAGTAATGAAAGAGCAGGCAGGACAGGTAATATCTTTACCTGCCTTACCTGCTCTCGTGGTTTTCTGAACTTTCTCCACGTTTAATCCTTCAACCAACCGGTGTTACGGAGGTATTCAGTCCTGGTGGAGTCCAGTTCATAGTTATCAGCTGGAGGAGTTTCAGGAGTCCATGTCCAATGAGTACAGTTGTACTCCTCGATCATCTCCTGGACTTCCTCCAGCTTTGTAATGATCCAGCCTGATTTCCTGGAGAAAAACAGGATATCGCCATAGGGATCGGCATCCTTCTCCGTAGGCATCGAGTCAGGCTGGAGCTTAAAGAGATTCTTAGGGATAGCCATGGTTGGTGCAGGCAGAGAGATCATTCGTAGTGAGGACGCGTAAGTGGATAGACCTGAGCGTAGCCCTGGCTTAAGCAGATGTCGAAAGTGTCGTCTTCGAACTCTTCCGTGCTGTACTTCTCGTGGAGTTCGTGGAGAACCCTGATGGCTTGCGGGCGCGAGAAGATGCAGACGGTTTCGATTGGATAACCCGCTCGGAAGGTCCATCCGCCTTCTTCTGGACCACCGAAGTTGTCCCAGACTTGGTGGACCGTGATCGTGGTCGGCTCACTTTCGTATTCGGTGTAGCGGTCGTACCACTCTCCGAAACGTTCAGTTCTTTCGATTGGGGTTTCGTTACCCCAGCAGGTGAGGGTGTGCATAGGTTGATGAGAGTTGCAATGAAGAACATGATCACAACAATGACCAGTTCGACAGGGTGGAGGTCTTGAAGAGATTTGTTCATGGTTCATAGATGGTAAAGGAAATGAGAAGGAAGGGATGTTGAATCTGTATGAATTGATACAACGCTCCCTTCTTGAGAAGCTCAACAAGTTACCAAGAACTGTTGTAATAAACAGTGTGGTTATTGTTGAGCGCTACCTTCGCACGGGAACAGAAGGTGAGGTCTTTCCACTTGTATTCATTGTCGGCTTTCTCACCGAAGAAGAAACCTGTGGTTGTACCAAAACCACCATCAAGACATTCATCACTGATGTCTTGCTCCAACTTGAGGATGTCCTCCATAGTGAGAGCAAGTTCAATTCCATTGAAACCATCATCGATGAATGTGTCTTTCTCATATGGTTCAGTACTATTCACCTTCTTGCGCCACAGGCGTTCCATCCAACCTTGGAGATTGGGATGTTTTCGCCATTCAGCGAGAAAGAGCCAGTGCTCATACTCAGGTTGAAATTTGATGTAGGCGTACTGGTCGAGGCCCATTGGTGGAGTGCAAAGAGTGCGTAGGATTGTCAGTCCTACAGAAAACCAAGCGGGCGATACGAATTCGTATCACTCGCAAGGTAAAGTGTAGGATTGTAGGTTCGTTCCTACGCTCAGAAAGGCACGACTTCAGCAGTCGGTTCCTGTGCATAGGGAGCCCTGGTGGCAGCGGCGGCGACAGGATGAAGCGATTTGTCAATCGTATTCGCTTCAATGACCCCAGCAGCTTCAGCAGCACGCTGAGCTGTTGAGATCTGACCAAGGCGAACCGTGTTCACAGAGGTCACGATAACCTCCATTCGACCACGGGGTTCACCTTCTGGCGTCATCCAGGTCACATAACGCAAGCGCGTCGTCAGGGCAACAGTGTCACCCTTGTTGTAGCGCTTGATGATGTTGTCACCGATACCGTTATAAGCAATGACAGGGAGCGGAGAATCCTCTTCCCTGGCATCGAGAGGAGCAACACGGAATTGTGTGACCGAAAGAGAATCGTTAGGATTCTTGGTCATGATGTCGGACACGATGGTACCGACAAGGTTTCCGTTGTTAGCAGCAGACATGGTAGTTGTCCGTAGGTGTGCAAAGCAGGCAAGTGAAGCCTGCAGAAAAGGAACCATGTAAAAACATGGAATCCCAAAGTGCAGACATCGGGAAAGTTAAGAAAAGATTAAACAATCTCCTCTATCACTTTCTCTATGTTCATTTCTCGATTGGCATGGAGAGCTTCCTGTTCATTGGCGTAATGGATTTCATCACGCCACTGAGCCAATTCATTGGCGATAATCCTGGCAGCAAGTGTTTCAGGAAGAACATTGTTCTCCTTTGCACGTTCACAAAGGAACTGCCAATCAGCCATCTCCAAGCCCATGAGTTTGTTGATGTAAGGAAGGTAAAAGGTGTAGTTCATTTGTCAGTAATGACAGAGTGTTCGTTCATGGCATCCTCAATGCGGATCCACATGCCGAGTAGAAGTTTGAAAGAACCTAAGTCATCCGCCATCTTGCAGATAACGGATGCTGTGTCCCACTCTGGCGAGTAAGCATTAGCGGTTTCTTCACAAACAGATTTTTCAAACATGTACCACCAAGGAGATTGTTCTCTCCTGGTAATGTCCATGGTTTGAAGAGATTGGATAAGCAGCCACACATCATCGTGGCTGTACATAACTTCTTCCATTGTCAAAGACAAAGAAACAACATAATGATCGTTAAGATCATTGAATTGATTAAAACTTTCTTCATGGTTTAATCGGAGCGGGTGGCCCGTTTAGAACCATGCGAGATACGCAGCCGTAGCTATCACCAACGGCTGTTTTGATATAGATAATTTGGTTAAGGTTCCTGTCACAGGTCTCAAGAACTCTGGCATTGATCGCTTTGTTCAAGCCAACGCACAGCAGTCCTCCGATACCCATGCCAAGTGTGATGCCAATGTAAGCAGGCAACTGCTCACGATTGCGGTTCATGAAATTAATGATGGCAGCAGAAAAAGACATGGTGAGCAAAGCAGGTAAAAGCAGGGACTCATCATAGTGAAGGCAAAAGCCTTCAGTTGAAGTTGCAAACAACTCCAAGTGAAAACATTTACTGAAAATTTAAATAGCTACATTCAGGTCCATGCGTCTTCATATAAAAGTCATAAGCAATTGCAGCTTCAATTTCAGTATCAAAGTATCCGAGAAAAATCTTAACTTTGTTAAGTTGAACCTGAGATCGCCACTTAAGCTTATGCCTGGACCAAGAAACTCCTTTATATGGTGAAGTTGAATTCTTCCTGGCAAGTGTGTTAAGTTTCTGCTCAGCAGAAGTTAAGAGCCTAAGATTACTCTGTAAATTGTTTTCTCCATTTCTATCAATATGATCTACTTGTAAACCATCCGGAACTTGTTGTTTCGTATCTAAAACCCACAAAACATTGTGAACCATAAGTTTCTTCCTGTTGTCATAACCAATTACCCAATAATTAGTTAAATGATGAGGCCGTCTTTTAGAACAACCAACACAACGATTTCTGGTTAAGGAATACAAACAAGATGGGCAATTGTCATCTCGTTTCCAGCGTTTTGAAAACAATTCAAAAGACATAGTAATTAATAGCAGGGAGCGACCGAAGGGAGCGGTAAAGCTCCCCCGGTTTCGTCCTAGGCTTCGATGAACCGTTGCCAGGTTAGCTCCAACTGATTGCTCAGTTTGTAGCCCTGGCTAACGATCTTCTTCACACTGGAGCGGATATGCTCGACAGGTGCCTCCAAGCGGATGTACTTGGACACCTGCCGCTCAAGGTCAATCTTGGTCATCTCAGCAAAATCACCACGAATGGTGACGAGATAACCGTCGTTGCCCTTCTCGTAGATGAAAGATTCCATGGATGGAATATGCGAAGAACGTGATCAATGAAGATCACAGAGAAGGAAGCTTGCGCTTCCCTCTGAGGGACCATCAATTGTCGTCGTTGAGCAGAGCCTCTAGTTCTGCTTCGACTTCCTTTGGGATGGTGTAGACACCATCGTTAGGTGCAATCAGATCTGCTACCTTGCGGCGCAGTCTGTTTAGATCAGAGTTAAGCGCTTGACGCTGCTGATCATTTAACCGGGTATAAGCAACAGCACTGCCGATAACAACGCCACCGGCAATGCTTGCTTTGACAAGGTTGTTAAACAGGGACATTGGAATGAGAAGGTAATGATGGACAAAATGTTCTGAACTTTCTCTTCCTGATCAAGCAAGAAGAGAAAGCGACCGCAGGGAGCGGATGTTCACCACAGGTGAAGTTCATAGGTACCGAAGGCGGAGTAATCCGCCCACTTCTCAATCATCTGCTGGAGTGACCAGCGGACTGGAGAATCGGCAGCGGGCCAGCAGATCGGAGTGGGCTCCTCCCCCTGGCGTTGGTCATAGAGGTAGGTACCTCGTTGGTCGCACAGTTTGAGACCGTGCTCAGTTGTGATAGAGATCATGGTTAGATCAGAGTTCGTAGTTGTTAGCAATGCACCAGTCACGGTGCAGTTGATCGGAGTGGGCAGGCCACTTGTGATGCTTGCATTGATCAGTGGTTGCCTGATCAAGCAAGTGAATCGTTAGCTGAGTGAGAGCTGCCATGCCGATAGCAATGCAACACACTGCAGCACCGAATTTCTCCACGAGAAAACAAGCAAAGAACAGCAGTCAAAGGACTGCATCTAGGAGGAATAACTAGCCCCTGGAGGCAATCTTCTGGACAATCTTGCTAAAAGTATTTCTAGTTATATAAAAATCAGGGTTAAAATAAGGCCAAGTTTGTACTTGCCTGTGGAAAAGTGCAAGCTATTTTGTCACGCATGTCCTGATAAATAGGACTGAGATCCGTTGGTATGACAGGGATTTGAGGGAATATAGGGTGTGTGGGTAGGTATAAATACCCTGTGGAAAACTCAAAAAGCGACCGGAGGGAGCGGTTGCTCCCCCGATTTAAACTCAAGCTGCGATCCGCAGCATTGCTTGCTCCCATTCTTCGAAGCTCGCTACATACTCTTCTGCTTCTGATAGACACTCGAATACTTTCTCGCATCCTTGCAGATAAGCTTGCGCAAACTCATCGTTGCTTGCAATCACAACTTGATAAGCCATCACAGATGAATCAAAGGACACAATCGAAAAGAACTTTCTCTTCCCTCTACACTGCGACCGCAGGGAGCATATCCTCCACACCCTTTCTTTTTTTCCTCTCGCACGCTCCTGCGAGCAGAGCGAGCTTGATGTCTACCGCGATTTTCACCCTAAAGGCTGGTTTTCTAAGGCCGTTAGGGGGGCTTCACCTGGCGTTGATACTGTATTGATTGCGCCTAAAATCGTTATTATCTAGATATATCTATAGAAATGCCCGTTTCTCCGCAGGATTATGCATTGTGGGCAGCTGCGACAGGCAATCCATACCCTAAAACTGCACAAGATAAGGCACGTTTAGCGCCTGAAGTGTATGATTTCAATCGTGGATTTGGTAAATTTCGCGGTTTTAATGAGGTTGAAGGTTTTCAAGGGGATATTGTTTATGACCAACCGCAATCTGTGCGGCATTATGGCGACAATACGCTGCTGCAGTCGCCCATTACACCTGATAACAACATCCCAAAGGTTGCAGGTCAGCTCAATAACAGCCTGACCGGGCAACATTATGTCCAACACCATGCTGATGACGCCAGTGAAACCGGTTTTGGTGGTACTGAGCAGCCAAAATCACTCCTTGAAAAGGCTGCCTTAGGGGCGTTAGGGGTCGGTGCTGTTGCTGCTGGCGTTTATGGTGCCCAGAAATTGACGGGCCGTGACCTCGGTGTTGGACGAGTTGGGGGAATGGTGCGTGATCTGGGGCAACGTGCTAAATCTGGGATCAAATCGGCGCTTGGTATTGCACAAGAAGCGGCTGAACCTACATTTGTTACCCGTGAAGGTGCAGAAAACGTTCTTTCTGTAGCACAACATGGTATTTCTGCTATCGACGACACCGCACCTGGTGTTGTGCGGGCACAAAACGTTGTTCCTGCTGAAGTTCGCGTTAATCAGTCCTTGAAATCAAGGATTCCAGACCCTTGGAGTGAATCCGCTCTTGGTAGCGCCGGCCAAACTATGGTTGCGCCAGCAGAACAGAGCATTATTGGAACACAAACCACCGGTGCCGGCATTGATCCCGATATTCAATCCCGTATTTCCCAGTTCACCCAGAAGATTGGTTACGGCAACCCAGCATTAGAGACCGGCTCCATGCAGAGGATGCGGCAACGGTTGTCGCCAGGGTCAATGCTGGATCCAATGACGGGTCAGGTAACAGAAGCAGCTAATGCTCCGTTCTTTACTAACATTGAACGCAACATTCGCCAGATGCCATCAGAAGAATTTGTGGAATCTGGTGAAACACTTAGGGGATTACTGGGAACGCAACGTCCTATCCCAGAAGGTTCCCTTTCCGGTGTACAACGTACCTTCTCTGCTGATCCTCGTGCAGCAACTGTACAGAAGCAAGCAGAAGCAATCTTCCAAGCAACTGGTGACCCTGGTGTAATCCGGTCTGCATACAGTCAAACTCCAGGTTTACCAATTCGTGTAACACTTCCTTCTGGTGAAAGTGTCCCAACCGGTTCTCTTTACGAAGCTTTTGGTCAAACCATTAATCCAGAGACTGGTGTTCCTGTTGCAACTAGTCGTGCTGAATCTCTGCAAGCTGCGTTGAATATGCAGAGCATCATGAAAGAACGTGCTTTAACGCAACTTGGTCTTCCTTCTACATATCAACCAACTCAAGAACAGCTGCAAAGCTTAGGTCCACGTACTGAGCGTATGCTGCGTGGAACAGCTGCTGCAAGCCAAGATGCACGCAATCGCCTGGAGCAAGCACAAGCTTCTGGTGTTCTTTACAAACTGCGTCCTGAAGTTACAGAGGGAATCCGTGAAGTTCCTGTCATCAGTGAAACCACTGGTGAAGTTGTGGGATCGCGTGTAGTTCCTGAAGTGGAAGGGATGCCAACCAGTCAGTACTACCGGATGCGTGCTGCTGGTGGTGCAGGTCGTCAAGAAGTTGGTGGTGTGGGTCGCCGCCGGGAAGCACTGGCTGCAGAGGGATTTACCGCTGGAGAAGGTAGCACCATTGAAGCAACTCCATTCCTCTACAAGAATGTAGATACTGGCGAGATCCTGACAGAAGGACAGATCAAGCGGGAAGATCTTCTTGGTGGCGCTGTCCGCGCAGTTCGTGGTACCGCTGTTGAGCCCCAACGAATTATGGGACGAGAAGGCCGCACCTTCAAAGGTGTAAGTGCTGAAGTAATTGATCCACGTTCTTTTGATCCTGCTGCTTTATCGCAGTTAGCAGAAGCAACACCTGAAGTGCTTGATCCCACAACTGGCCTTGCTTACAGCCAGCAAGCAATGGGTGGTCGGCAAGCAGCTCAAGCACGCCGTCGTATTGAAGCTGCCCGTGAAAGCGGTCGTCGTGTTGCAAGCCGCATGACCCCTGGCGCAACCATTCCAGCAAGCATCCGAGAAGGTCGTGCAATCAGTGAAAGCGGTGCACCCGCCGCAATGGGTACACGGTTCTCAACCTGGCGTCCAGCAACTCCTGGTAGCCCCAGAGCGCAGGAAGCAGAGGTTCTGCGTCAGCGTGCAGAGATTGTAAGAAAAGCATTACGTGGTGAGTTGTGACATTTAGAATGATCATTATTAGGGAGTTAACATGACAACCCTAGAGCCGATCATTGCCTTGCTACTTGGTGCTGGCCTTACGGCTGGCGCTGGTTGGGTATCGCGTTTGATTGCTGCACGTAATTTAGTTAAATACGGTCCTATTCTGTCCCGTGTTTATGATGTGTTAGATCCTCTTCTTGAGCGCAACATGCGTTCGTGGAGTGGATCTGATGTTGAGTTTGCAGTTGAACTTGCTATTGAATCTGTTGCTGATGGTCACATCACTGCAGCCGAATTAAAAGAACTAACTCTGGAAGTTACCAAGCGTTGGTTGCCACAAGTTGCTGCAAATAAAGTGCGTCAGTATGAAGCAATGGCCGACCGTCCCAAGACAATGGTTGCTGCTGATCTCTTAACTGATGTGATCTCTGGCCAAGCTCGTAAAGAAGAAACCATCAACAAAGTAAAGGCACTTCTTAAGTAATGGCGCAAGGCAAAGGTAACTGGATCAAAGGCGCTATCAAAAAACCTGGCGCCTTTTCTGCACAGGCAGAGAAAGCAGGGATGAGCACAGAAGAGTTTGCAAAAACTGTTACTGACAATCCCGACAAATACAGCGACAAAACTGTAAAGCGTGCACAACTTGCAAAGACCCTTGCTGGTCTGCGTAAGAAAAAGAAAGGTAGCTAATTACTGTGTTTAAAACGCAAATCCCTTATCTCAATAGAGTTAAAGCTGCATCCAAAAATGCAGGTGATTCTTTGGGTCCATTTGTAGATCAACAAATGGCAGGAGAGAAAGGGTTCTTAAATAAGTACTTAGCAAACTTGCGCGATACAAACCCTGTATTTCCAGCTAAACAGTATGGATCTTTCCAAGAAGATTTAGATCTTGCGAAAGCTCCTGGAACTGATCAGATTGTACCTAACACTGGCAAAGATCCGTTCGCAATTAGTGGTACAAATTATCTGAAATCCTTCTTAGCAAATTACGATCAAAGTCCTGTAATTGCTCCAGAAGAACGTGTTAATCCTGGCGGACTAACTGCCATCATCCAACAAAGAGCTGAAAAAGGAAAAGAGTTTCCAGGTTCAGAAGGTACTAGCGTCTCATGATTGGAACTGCCTTACGTTTAGCAGGACAACGCCTGCTTCCCATCATTGCTCCAGCTGGCGGTAAAGCGTTTGCTAAAGAAGCAGCTCGTACAGGTGCACTAAGTTTGGCACTTGAACAGGGATTACCGCTTGCTCTTGGCAAAGAAGCTCCTCCGCTTCCTGAAAGTCTGGCGCGTGCTGCAACCCTTGGTGTATTAAGCGGCCCCATCGAACGCGGGATTATGGCGGGTGTTAAACAAGTAGCACCAGGCCTTTCTCAAATGGAAGCTGGTGCAGCACAACGAATGGCAGGAATGGGAATACCCGCTCCAGCTGCTCAGAGTTTGGCAGGTGCAGCAGCAGGTCTTGGTAAGTTAGGCATTGGTGTTATTGGTGGTATGGCTGTTACTGAACCTTTAACCCGAGCGGTGACACGTTCAGTTCTTCCTGAAGGTTATGGCGGTGGCCGTAATACACAAACTGGCATCCAAGCAGATGTTACAAATGCAGAGTTAGCTGCAATGCCAGAGGCAGTTGTCGGCACTGATCCCAATGCCCTGGAGCACCAACGTCGTTTAGAATTAACCTATGCCAGGAACTACAAGTTCCCTAGCTATATCTATCATGTTTCTCAAGGCGGTTCTTCTAATCCCTTTGAGATTGCAAACCAAATGTTAAGTACTCCAACAACTCGGTACTTCTGATGCGCTTTGCAAATATTCCAAACTATCTCTCCAATAGCATTGCTGCTGCTAGTAAGTTTGGTAGTGAATTTAGTAACTATGTAGAACAAGGTTTAAACCTTGGCCGTGGTGCTACCGGACCACGTGCTGTTTATGGTGGTGTCAAAGAAGCAGTTAAATATGCAAAGCAAGGTAATCTTCCATTGGCTGCTGCTACTGGCACCCTTGATGTTTTAACAGATGCATCACGTGGCACCTACTGGTTCTTAAATCACACCTTAGCAGTTGGTCGTAATGTTGGGCGTGCCGCTGGCCAGAAGATGGGTCTTGATCCTGTCACCACTGATCTGCTTGGCCGCAGTACTCCGTTTGCTATTGCCGCTTTAGGAGGTGCTGTTGGTAACCCGCTGACAGGTGCTCGTCCTGCTGGTTTCAAGAGCATCCTACCTGTTTCCAAGGAAGAAGATCCGACTGGTCGTACATCGGCTAACCCCATGGCGGAATCTGTTCTGCGTTACTTCACAGGTCGCCGTGGTGATCCACTTCCTTACTCAACGTTTAAAGAAGAACGTCCTGAAGTTGCTTATCCTACCTATCAACAATATCTGCGCTACAAACACATGAAGCCAGATGGGTTTGGAAAGGTTGATCCACAATCGCAATCTTTTGTTGGACCACTTGGTATTATTCGTGGTACTGCAAAAGGATTAAATGAACCAGAGATTCAATATTTTGGTTTCCCTGTTACGGCATCCACAGCTATTGGTACTGCAGCTGCTATTGGAACTACAGGTGCACTGCAAAAAGCATTACCAGAAAAAATGCGCTACGCAAAAACTGTGATGGCCAGGACTCCTGAAATGGAACAAGCTGTTAAACAGTTAGGGCGTGAAATTGCTGTGGAAAAAGCAGGTATCCCTATCAATAAGGGAACAAAAGGTGGAGTGCAATATCTGACTGGTTTATTAGAAGATGTAGCACAAAAAGAACCGATTGGTGCACCTAAGCTTGCAACAGCTGCCGGGATTGTGGCTGCTGGACTTGGCGCCGGTTATTTAGCAAAGAAAGGATCACAAGCTATCTTCAACAAACAAGCTGAGAATCGTTTAAAGAAAGAACAACCAGTAGAATACCTAAAGCATAAATATGGTTCTTTCCAATCTGCTAGTGAAGCTTTAGGACAACCTCCGGCTTCTAGTTGGCAAGAACTCACTCCTTACATGAATCAGTAATGGCAGGGCTTTACGACAACTACGTTCAAACAGATAATATCTTCAAGGGCGAAGCACCTGGCCTTGGCAACTACAATTGGGGCTCTGTTTCTAGTAACACAGATTGGAGCCAAACTCCAAGTGTTGATTGGACTGGTTCGTTTGATTTACCTGGCTTAAGCGGTGCTGGTGGTTTAGCCGCACGTTCCTCTGGCACCGACTGGGTACAAAAAGGTTTTGAAGCACTGAACAAAGCTCTTACTTACAAATCACAAAACAGTACTAATCCTGGTTCTCGTAGTTATCGTGGTTACGGTTCTAATGCGCCCACTGCAGTACAAGGCCGTGGCTATACTATGTTCCTTCCCACGCCAACACAGAAAACCACACAGTCTGGTGGTAGCCGAGGTATTGGCGGTGCATTAGGAACTTTGGCTGGAATCGGTGTTTCAATGATTCCTGGTGTAGGCGCTGCTGCCGCTGCTGCTGCTCCAGCTCTTGGCGGAACCTTAGGCGGTTTCTTTGGTTAAGCGTAGTTCTTCTAAAATAACATTTAAGAGGATTTAATTTCATGAACCCGTTACTGATTAGCGCTTTAGTTGGCGGAGGATTAGGAGCAACAGAAGCTTACAAACGTAGTGGTGGTGATATTGGCCAAACTGTTGGTGGTGGTCTTCTGGGCACTGGTTTAGGTGCTGTTCTCCCTGGTGCTGCTAGTGCTATTGGTACGCGTCTTGCTGGTACCGCTCTTGGTGCCAAGATTGCTCCAGAAGCTTATAAAGCATCTCAGTTATTTGCCCGTGGCGGTGCAAGCACTATTAACCCAATTGGCCAGCAAGCCTTAGGTAAAGCCGCCCTTGCTAAAGGTCTTGGCGGTGCCGCCCTGATTGGAGGCGGTTTAGCTGTTCCGGCTCTTGCAGCTGGCGGTGCAAGCCTTGCAGGTAAAGCTGTTCAACCCGTTTCTAAAGCTGTTGGTTTAACTCAGCAAGCAACGGGTGCCGGTATGCCCCAGCTGCCTGATGTTCCTGGTTATGGAGCAGGTCAGATGACCCCTTCTAATTTGGGTCAGTTTGGTCCTCCAGGTGCTGCTGGTTATGCTGATCCTCTTGGTTCAATCCAAAGTCAGCTTCGGTTTGAGCAACAGCAGTACATGCAGAGTCTGCAGAATGCTCTGCGTTATGCTCCGTACCAGGAAGCTTATCAACAACGCTCCAAAGAAGCTGATCTTATCCGTGGCGCCAAAGCTGCACAACTTGCGACTGCTCTAGCTACTGATGCTGCAATGCGTCAACAGGGTCAACTTGGTGCTCAACGGATGGCAGAAGGTTTCTTAACCAACGTTGGTCAAGCTGGTGCTACCCAGTATCGTTACTTCTGATAGGAGGGGCTAATCGTGCCTCAAGATTTTAGTAGCTACTACAAGCCAGGAACACCTAACTACTTTGGTGTTTCCACTGGTAAGGAGCTTGATCTAGAAAAGTTAAAAGCTGCTATTGGCAAGTACAAAGGTATTGATTTTAATACTGGTAAAACAGTTGACCTTGCTTTAGAAGAATATAAAAAAGCAGCTGGTACTTCTAATCAACCCTTTGATTACTTTGCTCAGGTTCCTCCTATTGCTGGAGCTGCTGATTTATCACCAACTGATCTGACTGGTGCAGAACAGTACGCCAATACAGTTAAAGCTCTGCAAGAAAATCTCTTAAAATCAGAACTCAAGCAAAATGTTTTAAGCCTTGGTGCGGCCACGGCTTTTGGTGCAGCATCTCTTCCGTTCACGGAGTACATGCGCAACCAAGACTACAACCGTCAGCTTGCAGCATTCCAAGCACGTGAGCAATCTCCTACTGCACAAGCAGCACGTAACCTTGTTGGTCAACAACAACTACAACTAGCTGCTTCTGCTCAGGCTGAGAAGCGTCGTGCTTTTGGTGATTTAAAGCGAGCCACTGTTGAACCTTTCCGCAGCCGTGGTTAATACCTGGAGCTGTTGGGTACTAACTCTATAATAAGTAAAGCAGTTTAAAAAGATTTATCATGGCAAAAAAAGGCGGAAGCAGTGCACCAGCACCTGCTGCACGATCAGCACCAGCTCCTGCCCCACGCCCAGCGCCTGCACCAGCGCCCCGTCCTGCTCCGGCCCCTTCACCAGCTCCTGCTGCACGGTCGGCACCAGCTCCTGCTGCACGGTCGGCACCAGCTCCTGCTGCAAGACCTTCTGCGCCTGCACAACAACAGCAGCGTAAAGCAGAAGCTCCGGCACAACAAAAAAAATCAAATCAACAACAGGCAGCAAAAGCAGCTCAACAACAGCAACCAACACGTCAAACTTCAGGTGCTGCACCTAAAGCTCAAACAACTGCTACTACTAAAACCACTACATCTTCTAGTGGCGGTAAAACTCCACAACAAAAAGCTAAAGATCTTTTAGCTTCTTTTGGTTCAAATATCAACCAAAAAGAAAAAGAAACTTTAATTGATAAATTTGGTAGCAAGGGTAGGGGTATTCTTCAAGATGCAGTTAAAGCTGGCGCTGTTACTGTTAAAACAAAATCTGAATCTGGCTCTGGTCCTGGTTCTGGTAAAAATAAAGATAAAACTCCAAAAGATAAAAAGCAACCCGGTCCTGGTGTAACAAAAACACCAGCCGGAACATTTGTTGATCTTGGTGATATTGAAAGTGTATTTGGCAGCATCATGGATGTTCTTGGTGCTGGTCAAGCTGAAACGTTCAATGAACTAGAAGGTCAGTACAACTTAGATGAACAGTTCCTTGAAAATCAATCCAATGAGCGTCTTGGTCAATTCAATCTCCAAGGTGTTCAAGCACAAGCAGAAGCAACAAAGTATGCAGCTGAACAGTCTGCTGGCGCTACCAGGTTTGCAGCAACTGAGTCTGCTCGTGGTCAGATTGAAACCCAACGAGTTGCATCTGAAAGCGCAGAGCGTCAGATTGGTTTGACTGGTGCGCAAGAACGTTTAACCACCGTTACTCGCGGTGAACAGGAACGTTTAGGGATTGCTACCACTGGTGAACAGGAACGTTTAACCACTGCTACTCGTGGAGAACAAGAACGTCTAGGGATTGCCGCTACTGGTGAGCAAGAACGTTCGACACAGCGCGAACGTTTTATTGGTGAAACTGGATTAGAACAGACCCGTGGAACAGAGGAACGTGAAACCATTGGTCGCCAAGCTCGTGAACAACGGGAAACTGAATTGCAACAGGAACTCTATCGTCGCTTTAGAGAGGAGAAGGACTATGCTCAATCTCGTGCTGCATTCCGTGCATGATTGATTGGTTAGAAACCTTAAGTCCTAACGAGAAAGAAGCGTTCCTTACATTCTGTAAAAAGCATAGCTCTCCTATTCAGATGTACCTGTATGCCCGCTTCCTTGGGTATGCAGGTAGCATTGTGGAATGTGATGAGTGGCAGCAATCTACATTTAAGAAAAGAAATCTCCAACAAATTCTGGAGATTGAGATTGACAATATGAGAGAAGACGTAGAAAAACTACGTCAAGCCATTGATCTTGGTATGGTCAAGCAGGACAATGGCACCGCTCGTATTGCTATGCTCCAGAAAGAACTACGTGGTGCCATCAAACAGATTCAAGATGAACGCTATGTAGGAGATAAACAGGGTTTAATTCTTGCTGGTGCTGATCGAGCTTTGCGTGAAATCGTCTTAATCTTTAGGGACGATCCAATTGAAGGCCCACTCCAAGATGCTGTGATGGCAGTGTGGACAAAAATTCTGTCGGAAGAATCTTGAGTGTAGGGAGTTAGGGTAAGGGGATGGCAAACACATCTCTTTACGCTGTTTACAGGCGGACTGCCCGTGCCGGTGCAAAGCAACAGGTCGTCAAGAAAACCAGCAATATTGACATTGAGCGGGCACGTGTTGATTTCTCGTACTTCTGTGATGTAGTTGGTGAGAAACCACCTGCAACGCACATGCGTTTGTGGCATGAACACCTGTGCACTGGCAACAACTCTGAATGCCTGATGGGCATTGCTGGTCCTAACGTAGACATCCTGGCACCACGCGGTTCAGCAAAGAGCACGGTGCTTGGTTTGTTTACTGCTTGGTCCATTGGGGTCCATGCTCTTCATAAGAAACCACTCAAGATTCTTTATATCTCTTATACGGTTGATGTTGCACGTCCTAAAAGTGCAGCCATCAAACGCATCATTGAAGAGAATAAACACTACAAAGAAATCTTCCCAATGGTTAAGATTGCCAAAGGGATTAACTCTAACGAATACTGGAGTATTGATTGGAAGTTTGCAGGGATCAGGTCTACCGGTGAAGAAGAATTTACTGTTTGTTGTGCAGGTTTGAAAGGTGCTGTGACCTCTAAACGTTCGCACCTTTGTATTATTGATGACGCTATCAAATCGGCAGACGATATTAAGAACAGGGATATTCGTGCTGCTATGGAGGATAACTGGAACTCAGTTATCGTTCCTACCATGTTTGAAGGTGCGCGTGCAATCTGCTTAGGTACACGATTCCGCCATGACGATATTCATAACAGTACCTTTACTCCAGCTAATGACTGGGTACAAATTGTTCAATCAGCAATCACAGTTGATGAGAATGGTGATGAAAAGTCCTACTGGCCTGAGATGTGGTCACTGGAATACCTGCAGGACCGAAAGCGCCAGGCACCAATCAGCTTTAGTTTCCAGTATCAGAACCAGATTGTTCAAACCAGCGAGCTTTCCATCTCACCTGATTTGCTTGTTAAAAGTAAGATCCCAACTGAGTTTGACACTCTAGGTGTTGGCGTTGATCTTTCTGCAGGTGTGCGCGAACGTAATGACTATAGTGTGTTTGTACTAGGAGGCAGGGTTGGGGACAAGATCTACATCATTGATACCAAGCGGCTTCGGTTGATGGGCAACCTGGAGAAGCTAGAGGCCATGATGGAAATGATGTATGAATGGGGAATTGTTTATAAAGATGGTGACAAATATTTCCCCACTGGATCCAATGTAGATATCTGGTCAGAAGCTGTGGCATACCAAGCATCCCTAGAGGCTGATTTCAAACGCATTTGCCAAGCAGAACATGGTCTTTACAACTTGATCTGGCATCCAGTCAAAGGATTCCGTGGCGACAAACTTGCACGGTTTAGGGGCATTATGGGTCTATTTGAGCAACGCAAGATTTTCTTCAACAAGTTCCGCAAGTTCCAAGCACTCCATGATGAGATCGTTAACTTTGGCGTCAGTTCCCATGACGATTGTGTTGACGCCATGGTTTGGCTGTGCAATGGCCTGATGACACGCGGTAAGTTGGAGTTGGAATATTAAGGTTAGAGTATTGTCGGAATTAGACTGATACTACGTCCAAATGAGCACCGGTTACTTTGTTGTTGAACTTGAGCAAGATGCTTACGGTTCAGCTATCATTCCTTTACCTGATGAGCTATGTCACGACATGGCGCTTCAACCAGGGACTGAGTTTGACATTGAGGTAGAGGATGACGTAATTACCTTACGGCGCCTACAAACTGGTTACGAGATCGAAGACAACTAATTAATTTTTTCCCACTATGAGCACCCAGAGCCAATCCGTTTTAGAAGGAATGCTCAAAGCTGTTGTGAACCGTGAGTCCACGGGCACAGCAGATACGATGCTCATCAATGCCCACCTTTCCCAAATGAAGATGTTTGGGATTCGACAGGGCGTCGAGTTTTATCCCAATCAAGATAACTTTGGAACGCAACGTTTTGATTTTATCCAACAAGTTATCAAGTTCAATCGTTTAGATGCACGATTAGACTCTATTTGGGATCGGTTCTTATCTTACGGTAAAGGGCTGTTTTATATCAGGCCAACAAAGAAAACATATCGTTTGTATTGGTTTGATAAAGATGCTTATCGCACTTACTACTCTCCAGATGGTGATCTAGAAGAAGTCATCATTATTTATGCTTACAAGGTTAAATCCAGTCGTGGTTTTGGCGGTGTTGGCCTTGTTACTGATAAGCGTTATGTGCGGCTCCGTATCACGCCAAGTGAAATTCACGAACTCCACAGTGAACAAGAACTGTCGTTTGATTCCCTGGAGGCAACACTTAATTTCAATGATAACAAGGTACTTGAGAACACACTAGGTTTTATTCCTTGCGTAGAAGTTCTCAACAACCCTGATGCTTTTGGTACTGATGGTAGCGGTGAATTTGAATGGTTAGCTAATCAGATCATTGCCCACGATGAGATGGTAAAGAACATCAGGGCAAACCTATCGTTCTTTGGCAACCCCACCCTGCTCTCCTCTCGTCCAAAACACGACATTGTTGAAACAGCACGTGATGGTGCAGTTCAACGTCCTAGCATTGCAAGCCAATCTGGTTTCCAATCTGAGTTTTCACTATCCAGTTCCACCTTTAAGCAAGATCCGACAGAGCGCCAACAAGCTGGCTATATCGGATTACCTGGCGGCGGGCTGCGTGTGCCACGGGTGATTGCCAACCTGGAGCCGACAGATCGCGTTGGTTTTATTACACCGAACGCCATCAGCACAGACCAGTCCCGCTATGTGGATCAGCTGCGTTCCGAGATTCGCCTGGCGCTTGGCGGTATTGATGACCTTTCAATTACCAACGTAACAGCGACTGAAATCAAATCTGCCTATGGCCGTGTTAGTGCCACAGCCAAGAAGAAGTGCCTGCAGCTTTATACCTATGGTATTTGCCGGTGCTTTGAACTAATGATCTACCAGGAAGAACAACTCTTCCGTAAATCATTAGCAGTTGCATCTGGGTTAACATATCCGATATTGCCTGAGAATGCCGATGAAGAAGCATTAGAAAAGCACCGCAAAGCAAAAGAAAAGTATGAGAAAGGTTTGGACAAAGCTTTAGATAAAGCTTTTGAAACCAAAGAGATTCCTGATGGTGTTATTGGTCTTGCTCCAGATGGAGACCGTACAGTGCTTTGGCGCTGGATGGGTCCTGTCTATGAAGACACACCTCAGGACAAAGTTAATCAATCTATCTTTACTCGTAACCTACAAGAATTGGGTGTTGATAGTATTGAGGCACTTAAGTACTTGTTCCCCTCCAAGACGGATGACGAGGTTGCAGAAATGCTCTCTGGTTATCCCTTCCGGATGGTTGGCCAAGTGCAACGAGCGTATGCGTCGTTCCTTGATCTCATTAATCAAGAGATGCGTACACCTCACCCCCAGCGCCCAGATCTCCCCCTGGCAGCTGATCCGCGTCTTGATTTGACGCCATTCCTTTACAGAACACTCGAAAGTCTCCAGAAAGAGGTAACTTATGCAGGCCGATACCGCAGCGCCGATCCAATCGGTACCCCAACAGTATTCGACCCCGCCGAGCAGCTACGCGGCGCCGGTGGCACAACAGACGGCAGCGCAGGCACCGGTGGCAACAACCAGCCAGTGGGTGGCGCCTTACCAGCCGGCCCAGGCACCAGCGCCCCAGATGCAGGCGCAGATCTCGGCGGCACCTTACGCCCCTATCCAGTCGTACCAGCCGTCCCAACCTTCAGCGGAGAACCCGTACAAGGAAGCGTTCAATCGGGTGGTGTCACTCCTGAGTTCACCAGTTCAATTCCCGTTCCAGGGTCAACAGTCCGGACCGACACCAGGAATCGACCCGGCCAGCTTCAGTTCCCAACAGACCGGAACATTCAGCAGCAATTCGGCAGCCCCGATCTATCCGTCCAGCCAGGGTTACTCGCCCAACTATTCCCAAACATCGCAGGAAATAACAACGCAACAACTCCTGGCAAACGGAGTAAGTCCTCAAAGTCTTGAGGTTATTGATCACTTTGGTGCTGATGCCCCTGCTGTCCTCAATGAATATGCCTGCACTGTTGAAGATGCGCTGATTGCTCGCTATGAGCAACTGACAGAAGCTGTTCAACTGCTGGAAGAACTGGCTCAGGAACACCAGGCTTACGAAAAGATCCTTACCGATCCTGACGTATTAGCTGATTACACCTGTGAGTTCTTCGGTGAGAATGGTCCTTATCCAGTACAGGATGAGCAGCCTGCCTATGGTTATCCAGAACAGCAAGCTTATCCGGAACAGGAATACTACAGTCCTTCCCTGGAGCGGGCCAGTATGCCAGTTCCTCCGAGCCCTCAGCTCGACATGGATTCGCAGAACTTCTGGGATAATTTTGGCAACGTTGCTGAACGTGATCCTGCCAATGCCTGGCGTTATCTGTCGCAAGCACAACGCAACCCCGGTGTGTTCCGCCAGAAACTCCTGGTGATGGAATGATCTTTAAAAACAATTGAGTTTAGAATAAGGGGTAGTGATTACTGCCCCTTTTTTATTGTAAAGATATGGGAATGCTTCCAGAATCTGCACGTACTGCAGCTGCCTATTTAGGTGGTGGTATTGCACGTGGTATTGAACAAAAAGGTGCTCAAGTTGCAAAAGCAGGAATGCAAGCTGCTGAATCAGCTGGTAGCGGTATTGGACAGAAGGTAGGGAATTTTCTTCAGAATATGGGCAGCCAAGCCCAACAGTTTGGTGCTTCTGTGGGAACAAAAGGTGCAATTAAAAAACGTGATGTAGGTCTTGCTGCTGCTGGTGCTGCTATGACCGGCGCGTTTGTTGGTGGCATGGGTGCTAATGCAGGTATTAATGCATTGATGGGATATCAATCAACTAACTTACGTGCTCGCCCACCAGCAGAACCTGGTGTTATGGGTGGCAACGTAATGCCCTCTGATTTGCAAACAAGTTACATTGCATTAAATCAACCAGGTTCTCCACTTGGTATGCAACAAATGCGGATGTCGTTTGATGTTAAAACTGCACAAGAGCGTCAACGTTTACTGCGTGCTGCTATGGGACCAGAAGCAATGTATTACAACGGCACTGAAGGTGAGTCCTGATGTCTAAAGCTGATAAAGCAAAACAACAACTAAAAGCATATACAGAGCAGTTGATTCCAGAAATCCGCTCTGAGATGGCAACGCTACAGCCTATGGACTACAACCCATATGAACGGATTGGTCCATTGCCTCCTAACAGTTACAACTATTGGAACCGCTCTGCTGGGTACCAAGATGTTGAACCGTACTTTGATCCCGAGTGAACCAATCTGCTAAAACTGCATTGCAAGGTGGTATTGCACTAGCTGGTATGGCTGGTGCACGTGCTTTGCAACGTGGTGCCGTTAAACAATATCAACAGCGTGGGATGCAAGAAACTGGTACTGCTTTTGAGCAGCCAGCTCTTAATCAAATTGTTGAACAATACACAAAGCAAACAGGATTAGATCCAGAAGTTACTGCAAACTTCCAACCATCTGGCGTTAGTTATTCTCGGATTGGACAAAACTCCATCTCTTTAAATGTAGATAAAGCAAGCAAGTTTACACTTGGCCATGAGTTAGGTCACCAGTCCATTGAAGCAGGCGGTGGAATTCCTCAGTGGATTCAACGTCATACCTATGGTGGAGTTAATCCTAACGTGATGGGACTAGCAACTATTGGTGTTAGTGCTGCAGTTCCCTCTGCTCGTCGTGCTGCTTCTCTTGCTTTGGGGATGAATTATCTGAATAACAGCGGACGCATCATCTCTGAAATTGAAGCCACTCGCCGTGGAACTAACCTTGTTAACCAAGCTGGTTATCCTGTTTCTGCTGCCCCTGGCGCATTCCAAGCTGCAGGTTATGTAATAGCTCCAGCAGCTGCAGCACTTGGTGGCCTTGGTGCAGGTAGGTTTTTACGTTCTTTTGTCCAGCAAATGAGGCAAAATTAATAAACCCAATAAGTAAGTATTGCTATAATTTTATTAATGGGGCGGAAGTTCCCAGATTTACCGTGGCTCTTTGTCACAAGTCAGGGATCTTCTTGATCTCCGGTGTCAGCTAAAACTACGCTGAATAACCAACATGTTTATTGATAACGACTTTCCCAAGCTGTTGGGCGCGGAGCTGTACCGTCCCCACCCAGCTTATATCGTGGAAATGGCTTGCGAGCCTGTAGTTGTCCACGACTTCACCAAACAGCCGGGTCAAACCGTTCAGCTCGACCGCTATCGTTTCTGGGGCAACCCCGGCACGAAGACCAACCGTGAGCGTACCCAGGATCAAACCATTGGTACTGCTAACAGCCGGTCGATTGTGAAGGATAAGGTCCTGGTGTCTCTTCGTGAGTACACCGGTCCTGCTGACCCGAACAACGCCAACCTTCCGAGCACCTTCAAGATTGCTCGTGAGACTCTGATGACCGCTCAGCGTCTGCTGCTGGACACCGGGAACCTCAACATGTTCCACCAGTCCATCGGTTCGCTGACCCTGCTGGATGACTATCGCCGCTGGCGCGACCGCGTGTTTCTCGACGAACTGTTCAAGTCCGAGTCCCGTGGTCAGTCCTCTGACACCCAGGGTGGTTACTACTATCCTAACAACAAAGCGAAGACCGGCGCCACCACGCTGACTGCTTATACTGCTACTGAGTATGCCTCTGAGCGTTATAAGTTCAACGTGAAGACCGACCTGCTTGAAGTGGTGAAGAGCCTCCGCAAGCGTAACGTCCCCGTCTTTGCTGATGGCTACTACCGCTGTATTGCTGATCCCTCCTTCATGAAGGATCTGCGTGCTGATCAGGGCTTCCGTGAAGTGGCTCGTTACCCCGGCTTTGCTGCTGGTAACCCGCTGATGAGCGGCATGAACCCCAACGCTGCTATCTATGGCGGTGGTCAGTACGGCCAAGCTCAGTTTGTGGGCGGCGAACCCACCATGCCTTCTGGCTTCGTGTTTGAAGGTGTGCGTTTCTTCGAATCCACCAACTTCCCCTCCAAGACCATCACCGTTGACATTGGCGACGGCGCTGGTGCTGTTTCTCACGACACTCCTCCTGCACTGTTCTTCGGTCCTCAGGCCGTGGGTGTGGGCATTGGCGGTCCTAACGCTCAGGTTCTTATCAACAATAACGACGATTTCAGCCGCTTTATTATTTTAATTTGGCAGCTGTACGCCGGTTTTGCTAACCTGAACAAGGACTTTGTGACCACTGCGTTCACCATCGTTTGAGGAAGGAGGTAATTAACAATGGCTACTTACAAGTCTAACGCTGGCGCTATTCTCCAGCCCGGTAACCAAATCAACCGCCTTTCCTCCTACAACACCGAAGGTGTGTATGGCTGGCCTGGTGTTGAAGCTTTCGAGCTGATTGGCTACGTCAAAATCGATAACCTCGCTGCTGACAAAGCTAACTTCAAGAGCTTTGACATTACTGTTCCCTCCCCTGATCGTCGTCCTGATGACCGGGTGCGTGACAACCGTACTTCCCTGGTGGTGAGTGCTAGCTCTGCCCGTCCTGCTTACATCTATGGCGCTTCTATCGCCATTGCTCAGGACATCCCCGCTGGCGGTCTGGCTGGTTTCCCTGCTGCTCCTGTCACTGCTGACATTGGTGGCACCTCCACTGAAGGTCTGCTGCTCGGCCCTAACAATGCTGGCGCTCCCTTTGGTGTGCCTTCGACTCAAGCCAACGGTCTTGCTGCTGCTAGCTCTATCGTGAGCGCTACCAGCTCGCTGTTTGCTCAGGGTCTGAGCGACACCACTGTTGCTGACCTGCCCTTCACCACCAGCGTGACCACTGCTGGCATCGTGGCGGCTGACTTTGCCAACTCGATGTTCTACCGCGTCACCGCTGACACCACCTTCAAGGTGTTCAACGTGAACGGCGTGACCTCCACCACCGTGGATGGTGACGGTGTGTTCATCAGCTCGACCGATAAGGATGCTGGCAAAGCTGGCTACATTATCTGCCGCGTGAACTACCTGCGTCCCGCTGCTGCCGTGGCTTGGGAAGATATCAATGAGTTCATTGATTTTGCTTCTCAGGTTGGTGGCACCGATAGCTGATCTATATTGATTAGCTGAGTTGAGGTTGGTATTGTATTGGTAGTTGTCATTTCTCTTGAATGCTCTACCAATACAAACCAACTGGTCAACTCGTTGAAATGATTTCTCACCACGGTGATGGGATCATGATGTGTATTGATGCACAGGATGAAGTTCTGTACATCGAACGCGATGATCTGGTTCCGCACATTGGTGCTACCAATGAGAAGGATCGGACGGAAGAACGCCTGACTGAGCAGCTTAAAGAAGAAGGCGTTAATCCTCCTATTCCTACCAAAAAAGAAACTTTCCCACTGGATACTCGCATTAATCTCAATACTGCGAGTGCCCGGCAGATTGCCGACCATTTACCTGGAGTAGGATTGAAAACAGCACGGGATATTAAGGATTTACAAACCTCAATGCCCGGCGAAAAGTTCGTCCGTTTAGATCAACTTAAAGCTATTAAGCGTGTTGATTGGGATGAAATTATCAAAGAAAATCTTATTCGAGTTGAATAATGCAACTTGATAACTTCCTCAAGTCAAAGATTCGTTGGCACCTGGGATACAACACAACATCAATTCCTGCTGGTGATCTTTCACGACTTGAGGAAGCTTTGAACAATGTACCGGATTCTTTCTGGTACACGAAATTAGTCGAACAAGTCGGTCGGTGCGATGAGGCGGAGAAGCGCACTGACATGACAGGTAGTGTGAATAATAATTCAGTTCCTCGTAACCGGTTAGAAAACATCGCTGGTGATGTTGACCGTACTATCACAACGACTGATTTCAAAGAAACACTTAAAACCTGGACAGAGATTTATCTTTATGAAACTGATCGATTAGCTCTGCATTTATACGTGGCTAACTATAGGAATCCTATGCAAGCCCGTTATCGCTTCGAGCGTGAAGGCGCCGAATTTATCCAAGCTTTACCCGGCCCCGCAGACGTGGCAATCGGTACCCGCTTCTACTTCGAGTACAACCACCGGTAAACCCATGTCGGATCTGCGCCAGCGCTACGAAGCATTGCTTCAACGTCCTGAAGTACGCTCTCTTCTTAATACTATTCGGTATGCAGAGGGTACTCCCGGTGATGCTGGCTATCAAACTATGTTTGGTGGCAGCAAATTTGACACAACCAAAGGATGGCAACATCCCAACAAAGCTATTTCAAGTGGTGGTTACACTAGTACTGCTGCTGGAGCCTATCAATTTCTACAGCCTACATGGCAGGGCACAGCAAAAGCACTTGGTTTAACTCAGTTTGATCCGAAATCCCAAGACCTTGCTGCTCTTTATTTGATTGATAAAAAGCGAGGCGCATTAGAACCCTTCCTAAAAGGAGAAAAATTTGGAACTGTTATTAACAAGCTTGCTCCAGAGTGGGCTGCATTGCCAACATCTAGTGGAGGAAGCTACTACGGGCAGCCTTCTAAAAAACTCGGTGACTTGTATCAATACTATGAACAGCAGAAACAAAAAACCGGGACAAGAAGTATTGCTAGCCAGCAGCCTCAACAACCTCAGCAACAACTGCAACAAGCAGGGATGCCAAACATTAACATCATTGTTACCGATGGAGCTAAGACTTCCAGCAGTGCAGCAAGTGATCCTTTAAGTTTCCTATTAGAATATCAAAAGAACAGGCGTTCTTCCATTCCATCTCCAATGGAAATGGCAAAAGCAATGACAACAACTGAGCCTGTTAATTACTTCGGCTAATCATGGCAGGCCTTATCCATACTGGTTATATTGCAAAACCTGGAGAGGACATCTTTCCAACAACTGGACCTCACCTTGATGTTCGTGTTAAAAAAGGTGGGCAATATATTGATCCCAGTACATGGCGTAGTGGCTTGCAAAACCTGGTTATTGGGGAGGGAAAAACTCCCCTTTATCAGCAAACTCAAGATGGGTTCAAACCATCCTTTCCCATTACTTCTGGTTTTGGCCCACGTTCCGCGCCAACTGCTGGAGCTTCAACATTTCATCGAGGGATTGATTTTGGCATCCCTGGCGGCACACCATTGTACTGGAAAGGTGCAGGTGCTTTTAAACCTGGCAAAGGTTTAGGAACTATTCAAACACCCGAGGGTTATGAGATTGAACTTCTTCATACCAAGGGTGGACAACAAGCATCTTTAGGTAATCAACAATCTCCACAGGTGCAGCCAACGCAACAGCCTCCTGGAGTTGATTCTCCACAATCCATTAACATTGTTATTCAGACTGGCAAGAAAGAAGAAGAAGAACAAACACCTGAACAGTATTTAAAAAATTACATTGCCAAGATGAGCCAGTCTTCAAGCTCTGTACTTCCTGTTAACAGTCTGGTTAAGATGATGCAGAGCCAGCCAACTACCAATTACTTTGCATGAGATTCGCAAACGTTCCTGGTTATAGCTCTGCTTGAGCAGCACAGTCCTTGCTCCTATGTTGTTGGTTATAACGGAAGCAATGATCCACGCTATCAACTAAACAATCCTGCTTACATGCGTGAGGTAGATCGCTCTGCAAGTGATGCAGTGCCTCCTGTTATTCTTAATAAAAGACCCATTCAAAATCAATTCTGATGGCGTATACCAAACCAGAAATGCGTGAGCGCATTAAAGATCGGATTATGGCCGGATCTAAAGGAGGTAAGCCGGGTCAATGGAGTGCTAGGAAGGCGCAGCTGTTAGCACAGGAATACAAGAAGAAAGGTGGTGGTTACTCTGGCGAGAAAACAGAAGGACAAAAATCCTTAAAGCGTTGGGGTGAGCAGAAGTGGATGACCAAAGATGAGTATGAAAAGAAAAAAGGATGATGGAAGAGTACAAAGCAAAAGCACTGCTTGGTAAAACTGCAACTGCTGTAGGGCAGTCATGTCCTCGTGCAACAACTGATATTAAAGAAAATATCAAAAATAGAAACTGGACCATTGACAACTTTGGTTATGGTCCGCTGAATCCTGATGAACCTGATCCTGGGTTCTGGGAAAAGAAAGCAGACATGTGGAACAGTGATGTTGATACTGTAATGTCCTCACGCTGTGGCAACTGTGCTGCTTTTGATCAATCTGGATTGGTGTTGGACTGCATTATTGAAGGCATCAATGAAAACGGTGCTGCAGATCCTTATGAAGTTTTAGATCGTGCCAACTTAGGTTACTGTCAGTTGTTTAAGTTCAAGTGTGCAGCAGCACGTACTTGCGATGCTTGGCTCTATGGAGGTTCTATTCAAGATGGCTGATCGCGCTATTGAACCTGGTAAGAAAAGTACAGAGCGTTACTTACCTCAAGCTGCTTGGGCAAAGCTCTCTCCAGAAGAGCGCAAACAAACTGACCAAAAGAAACAACGGGAATCCCGTAGCGGCAAACAGTTTGTAGAGAACACGCCTGCTGCTAAGAAAGCACGGCGTGCTGTTGAACTTGCAACCAAACACAAAGGACAATGATTGATCCACTCCAGGGGCGTGAGGTACCTGTTCAAGGTCGAGGTCTTGGCACGCGTACAGGAGACTACGAACCAGGTCTGCGTCCCCTTCCAGGTGATAATGCACCAGGCAATCGACCTCTCCCTGGCGACTACCGAATGGCAGGGAGCAAGATCAAAGGGATGCAACAATATGATCCCATGATCTTTAAGAAGCTGTTTGCTTAAACCTGCGCTACAATAGCTTTAGCAAGTAACGTTAACCAGAAGGAATGGCTAGTTCTTCTACCAACAAACAGCCGGCAATGATTGACCGGCCATTTCTTAACAGTACGTTAGTTACTGTTGCTTCTGGCCAGTTGTTTTCCACAAGCTTGATTCCAACAGCTGTGGGCAACGCAACAAATGTTCTTGATGTTGACAGTTCACTGACAGATACTTCTATCAGTGGTGCTTATATTGATGAGATCTGGTTACGTTATTCCAAAGAACGTAATATCTTTTTAGATGCAACAACTGCTGGAGCTGGAACCTATTCACAAAGCGGCACCACCGCTGTTGTTGTTACCCTTGCTAACCACAACTTAAAAGTTGGTCAATCTGTTTATCTGGATTACACCAGTGGCACTGCTGTTGATGAGACTGCAACTGTTACTGCAATTACCTCCGGCACCTTCACTGTTACCAGTGCAGGCACGTTAACAACTTCTGGTAACGTCAATGTTTATCAACCCATCGACATTTGTTTTTATGTGGTGGGTACTTCTTCTATTACTAACACCAACCAGTTTTTCCCTCTCTTTACTGTTAGCGTTCCTGCTATTGCTGCTAACCAAACCTACAGCTTAACGCTGAATGAAATCCTGCCGTTGATTAACCACCCTGTGCCCCATGCTGGTGACAACTTTGGTTCAGCTAACAACGAAGTGTCACCCAAGACCCGTGGTCTGGTGATGGAGCGGGGCCAAGCCCTGTATGCAGCAGTGAGTGGCACAACCGCATTGACCAGCGGCTTCTACGTTTGCGTGCAAGGCGGCTTCTATTGATCGTCAGATGCCTAGACGTAAAGATAGTTTTGGCGGAAGATTTGATGGTGGATTTAAATCGTTTGCTGACAAGATAGATAAGGAAAATAAAAAGAAATACGGATTCGACTCAGAGGTTAATCCTTTTGATTTTGAACCCGCAGATAGAAAACAAATTAGCCGAATTCGTTTTTATAACCACGACTCCATGTGGAACCGCTGGAGGCGTGGTTACGAACTGTACACGTTAACTCAAACAATGTTCGGTGGCAAGGCTACTGGACGTGAAACGCGTGGGGACTATCGAATCTATTGCACGTTCCAACAGTATCCAGGAATTTTTATTCCTGCACGTTTGTTTGGTTTTCCAAGTGCAAGTACAGAAATTGGCCAACAGATAGTTGCAATAAGAGATGCTAACTCATTTAACTTTTACAACTTTGGATTACCTATTGAAAGTGTTCGTTATTTACAAACAGTAAAAACAGGAACTTATATACAAGCAGGAACAACGCTAACAGTTAACATTGCAAGTCATGGCTATGCTCCAGGTGATTCTATTTATCTCAATGTTTCTAGTGGAGCAGGACTTGATGAAACACTCACTGTTGTTACAGCTTTAACAAATTCTTTCACGTGTACGGCTACAACATCTTTAACAACTTCAGGAAATGTTTCTGCACAGAAAGTTACTACATTTGCAGATCTTAATTGGGTAGAACAACGTGTAGGGTTGCGTCTAATCCCGCCACCTGTTACCTTTTTTGAAGGAGAACGTTTGGTTGATCGTGTTGTTGAACGTGATCTAGGAGTATCTGCTACCTATACAAGAACAGGATCAACTGTAACTGTTAATTGCAGCAGTAACCATGGGCTTGCTACTGGCAACGAAGTTTATCTTGAAGTTACAAGTGGAAATGCTGACCCTGGTTTGTACACAATTACGGTTGTAAATAGTACAGAGTTTACAGTTACAACAATTGAAAGTGGAATAACATCTGGAAACCTTTTAGTTACACGTAGAATACGTGGCTATGATTACAATGATTACGTAGGTTATACCGTCACAGGAATTGATTTATCAACAAACGAAATTAAGTTTCAACGCACAGATAGTTATGGCACCAGGATTTTTAACCCGCAAACAAATCAACCTGATTCTCAAGGCATACCTAAAACAGTTGTTCCTGCTCATCGCGGTTTCCAAGTTGGAAGGTACTTAACTACTGAGATTCGCTATCAATGCAGTTGCCAAGACTATTTAAAACGCGAAACATTTAACTTCTACGAAGAAGAGCAACGACGTAAATTTCCTAATACCAATGTTGATCATGTTCGCCCAGGTTTTCGATTAGACCGTGAGAATAACCTGATTCCAACGCGAGACGATGTTGGTGTTTATAACTCTTTTGGTTACCTGGTTGTTAACAATTTTTATCAACTTCCTACTTACGAAGATACTCCTGAAAACTCTAGTCCGCTTCTGGCGTATTATCAGCTTCGCTGGTGCAAACATATCTATGCAGCTATGTGGTCTATTCTCCATGATGAAGGAAATGATAAGTTTTCTATTTCTTCTCGGTATGAACAAAGCGGTCCAACATTAACTGTATTTACAGATGATCCGCATAACCTAGAAGCTAATAAACGTGTTCATTTAAATTTCAGCAGTGGCAATGCACTAGATGGTGATTATTTAGTAAGTCAGGTTCTTACTCCAAATAGTTTTACAGTTGTTTATCCATTCAGTCAAACAACAAGTGGATATTGCATTGTTGAAAACTTAAAAATTCATGAGTACGTTGGCACCTGGTTACTAGAACCTAATGATGCGCCAGCTGGTGAGAGTGCTCAGTTTTTTTATAAACGGCTTAACAAAGAAAACGGAGATACGCGTAAAGCTTTTGAAAGAATGAAAATGACCGACTACGGATTACCGTGGATTGGTCTTAAAACAATTGAGGGAGATCGCAATCAACCGACTGAGATTGGTAACTATGATACCAACTTGGTTACGATGGTGGCTACCGATAGCGTAAAAAGGGATGAAAATAATCAACTTAACTTTGATGGCGTTCCTGTAAACACCACAACAACGTTGTTAACGGTGTTGCAAAAGATGTTTAACTTAAATACACAGCTTATTCAAGCTGCTAAATTTGGCTTATTAAGCCAACCATTAACGGATTACAGTCCTGGATTTAGGTTTGGTGAGATTGATTGTGGAACCTATTTAAATGGCGTACCTACTGATTTATCTCCTGAGAACTTGGATTGTGGTACTTACCTTAATGGCTCACCAACTGCAGCTCCTTTTACCGTAGTAGACTGCGGTATCTATGTGAATAACTAAACATGTCGGTTCAGATTTTACGTTTACGTTCTAGTCTTCTTTATGACCGTGTGTTTCCCAGTCGTTTAGGAGATGCGGAACTTGCAATTAATTTCAATGCCACTGAGCCTGGTCTCTACTTCCGTGACAACGCAGGAACACCTGACCTCATCAAGGTAGGTCCTATCCATGTTGGCAACACTGCTCCTAATGCTGTACCTACTGGTTACACTTCTCTTTCAAAAGGGGAAAGCTGGTTAGATACAGCAAGTACACAGATCTTTAAAGTGTATGACGGTAGCAATTGGCAGATGCCAAAGGCTGTTGCGTCAACATCTGCATCTGGATTTCCAAGTAATCCAACTGATGGTCAACTGCACTATGACAAATCAGTACCAGGTCTTTATATTTACAACGCAACAACACCCGGCTGGGTTCTTGTTTAAACCTTGTGGTTCATCATGTAATCCCAGATGCGATCTAGCTTCTGGTGAACAGCTTGCATTTCTCTAAGAAAATCTTGTTTGAGAACGTAATCTCGAATAATGGTATTTTCTAATCGGTCGTAATTAGTTTCAATCTTTTCAAACCTGGCGTTAATTCGCTCGTTAAAAGTTGATAGCGACTTAGACAACCCCGTGAATGCTGCAAGCCCTGCTGTGATAGCAGCAATGATGATTTCGGGAGTCATCTAGATAAAATTTCTCTCTACATATTCTAAAGGGTTTAACGATTTAGAATAAACCTAAGGCTAAAAACAAAGCTGTGGCAACTGGATACGAACCTAATATCGAAGGTGCCTTAGCAGTTCTTGTTGATTTAATGCAGGGCAATGGTTTTACGATGACCCGAGCACCATATGCACCCAACTATCGTGGTTTAGTTGATGCATTAATTGATCTTAAAGACGGTTTTCCTACTGTTATTCCTTTTCGGATTGGTTTTGATGCCACAACTTTAGAAGCAGTAAGTGCTGGAGATGCGTTGTATATTCGCCATGCAGATGGTTTGGTTGGTAAAGCAATTGCTAGCACTACTTTAGATCAAAGTTTTGTTGTTGGTTTTGCCGACACAACAAAAGGAGTTGGTGAAGTTGTAAAAGTATTGACCACTGGTTTGATTGCAAAAGCAGGTTTAAGTGCTGGCGACCAGTACTTCTTATCGGCTGCTAGTGCTGGAGCAATCACTGCAACACCGCCTTCTGGAGCAGGACGGTATGTAGTTAGTGTTGGAGAAGCTGCTTCTTCAAGTCAGTTGGTTATTCAGCTTTAGATAGCCGCTCCAGAGCGTCTATTTCAGTTACAGATTCAGGTGGAGATGGTTCCTTAGCGTATAACAGCACCTCAGGAGTTATCACCTATACTGGTCCATCTGCAAGCGAAGCACGTGCACATTTTAGTGTTGCTGTTGGATCTGGTTTAACTTACAACAGCAGCACCGGTGTGTTTGACACCAGTTCAATTCCCAATTCTCAGCTTGCTAATAGCTCATTTACCCTTGGCGGGACCTTAGTTAGCTTAGGTGAAACAAAAAGCAGCCTGGCTGGCTTCACTTCTATTGAAGCAACCACCTTTAATTCTGCACCTGCTGGCGCTGCTAACAATATCAATATTTCTAGCGGCAGTATTACTTATGAAGGTTCGACCGGACTGAATGGTTTTACAACTGCATTAAGAGTTGTTGATCCCACTGCGGTTAACATCATTAGCTTACCGGATGCAAGTGGTACTGTTGCCCTGCTGACCAGCTTAAGTGCGACTACCACAGGAACTGGTTATGGCAGCCTGACCTATAACAGCAGCACTGGCGCCTTTAGTTTTGCCGTAGTTACAGATGCCAATATCCGTGGTGCCATCTCTGTTACAGACTCAGGTGGCGACGGGTCCCTGAG